GCGGGAGGCCGCACGGTGACGGCGCGGCGCGGCGGGAGGATATGCTGAAATGGCGGCAAGGAAGTACAGACTGTACGCGGCGCGGGTGACAGGCGAAACGGTGGCGCTGGCGGAAAAGGAGCGCTTTGTGCGGATAACGGCGGGGGATATGCTGCTGTACCGCACTACGGCGCCGAAAAAAATGCAGACGGTGGAGATCAAAGGCGCGGACTTGAAACGCCTGACGGAGCGAGACCGGCTGTGGCTGGCGGACTGCATCGCGGCGGCGCTGGCGGACGGGGTGAAAAAGAACAGGGCTGACACGCAGAAGCGGCTGAACGAGCTGCTGGATGCGTGGGAGAGGGAGCTGGAAAAAGAGCGCTCCCGCATAGACGAGGAGGCGGCGCATGGAGCAGGAGAAGCGGAGGAACCTGACAAGTGAATTGCAGAGCGTAGCCTGCGGCACCTACCCGGAGATATTTCAGCGGTTCAACGCGCTGGCGGAGCAGTACGGCAATATGCCGGCAGGGGCGCTGGCCAGCGCCTTCAGCCGGGTGAGCATGAGCCAGTCGGCACGGGTGAACCCCTACATTCAGAACCGAAGGGTGCAGGCCATTTCCTCGCTGCCGGAGGACTATACCAAGAATACGGTGGCAGAGATGCTGACCGCCCCGCTGGGCAACGAGCAGGGGCTGCGGCAGGTGGAGCACGGGCTGGAATTTACGGCCTATCCGCTTTTCCACACCCGGAAGATGTACCAGGATCTGCTGACGTATCACAGCTACATCGCCCCGGAGTTCACCGATAAAGACACGGCGAAGAACGACGAGTTCTGGCGGGAGTGGAAGCTGCTGGAGAAGCTGCGGCGCAAGCTGGACGTAAAGACCACGGCCCACAAACTGGCAGGGCAGGCGGTGCAGGAGGGCAAGGTATTCTACTACCCCCGCGTGAGCGTGGACAAGCCCCACAACAAGGTGAACTACGCTTTTATGCAGCAGCTGCCCAGCGACTGGATAAAGATCGTGGGGTTCAACAGCGTGTCGAAGTACACAGTGGCCTTTAACATGATGTACTTTTTGAAGCCGGGATGTGAGCCGGCGCAGTTCGGAGACCTGTTTAAGCCCTACTGGGGCATATTCACCCAGGTGGCGGCGAGACCGCCCAAGGGCACGGGCACCCGGTATGTATACGCGGCGAAGAACACCATCAATATGAACCGCTTTACCGAGCTGAAAACGGCAGCGGAGCAGGGAGGCGGCGTGCTGCCGGGAGACCCGGACGTATACTACCAGAACGGGAAGTGGTGCTACTGGGTGACGCTGCCGGTGGATGCCGTATATCCCTTTGAGATAGACGACGCGCAGACGGCGGTTGTATCGCCTCTGACGGGACTTTTCCTGTCGTTTATCCAGATCGCGCAGTATGAGCAGATACAGCTGGAGCTGGTACAGAACCCGCTGATCTCTCTGCTGACGGGCGAGATCGAATACGACGACAACAGCACGAGGCAGCAGTCGGACAGCTACAAGCTGAGCAACGCAGGGTGGGAGCTTTTCCGCACGCGGTTTTACAACGAACTGGCGGAGAACAACACCAGCGGCATAGGCTGGTACGCCGCGCCGCTGAAGAACATGGAGCTGCACCAGCTGGCCGAGGCGCCCAGCGCCACGAAGATAAGCTCCGCAGGGTACGGCTACACCATGGCGAAGGCGGGCCTGAGCGCACTGATACCCACCAGCGACGAGCCGCGGGCGGGCGTGGCGAATATCAGTTTGCAGATAGAGAGCAAGTTTGCCGAGCAGATATACCGGTGCTATGAGCGCATGATGCAGGGCATCATGGACGGGCTGAACCTGAAGTATTCATGGAGATTCGCCATGTTTGGCAACATCGCGGAGGACGAAAAGACCTTTGAAAACGCCAGACAGGGCATGACGCTGGGCATACTGCCCCAGACCATGCTTTACATGGCGATGCTGGACATGAGCGTGATGGATGACATGGCCATCAGCCGTGCGGTGAAGGAAAGCGGCATTATGGACCTGCGTCTGCCCCTTGTGACCAGTTACAACGCCAAGCAGGAGGCAAGCGACCTGCCTCCGCAGGCGGCACACGACATGAACCCCGGAGGGAGACCGGCATCGGAAGGAGCGCCGGGGACCGAGGGACAGGAAGCGTCAGAGGACGCGGGAGGCTGAGAAGAAATGGGCATGACGGCAATACTGACGGCGGACGACCTGCACGAGATCAACCGGGAACTGGCCCGGGGGAACGACGTGGAGATACGCCGGACGGCTGAGGGACTGGCCATAAAGGCACACACCGTACACACGGTGAAGAAAAAGAAAGGCACGGCACTGCCGATGCCGACAGGCCGATAGGGCGGCGAGAGCCCCTGCGACAGTGGGGAACGAAAACGGAGAATGCGGCTGCTGTGACCGAAGGCTTGCGCGGATGCGCGGGGTATTGAGGTAGGCGCAATGGCCGCGAAAAGTGGATAACCGCAGCAAAGGGGCTGCGGGGAAAGCCGAATGGGGCTGCGCCGGTGGAGAACACCGGCTGCGGCCCCATTTTTATTTTGCGGAGAGAGGGAGTGATGACATGAGAGCACAGGAATACGCCAGCTGGGATAACCCGCGGTTCGCACCTATGCGGGAGCCGATGCGCCGGGTGATGGAGGCATACGGCAATGCGGAAAAGTGGTTTGCGGACATCAAGGACCGGGTGCTGTGCGACATGGGTATGCCGTTTCTGTCGGATGCGATTCACAAGCTGGAGCATAAGCAGCCTGAGCGGATAGACGAGTTCGCGGAGATACCCCACGACTACCACCTGCGGCTGATGTACCCGGGTACGCCGGAGCTGGACGAGAACTTTGACAACGACCTGGACCGGGTATTCGAAGTGTGCGTGGCCATTGTGGACGGTGTAAACGAGGCACTGGGCGGATTTATCCGCGCCACGGCGGATGGGGAGTTCAACGCGCTTTCCCTGAAGGCGGAGGAGCTGCAGATCACCAACACCGACGACAGGCGCAAGCTGCTGGATGCCTGGACCATGTGGGACAACGGCGGTATGAGCCGCGCCACCTTTGACAGCTGGTGCCGAAAACTGTTTGAAGGCGGTGAGGACGAATGAGCACGCTGAAAACCAAGGCGCTGCCCAAGAAGGTAAGCGCCAGCGGCACGCTGAAGGTGATGCAGAAGCTCAACGAATACGAGTTCGGCGTGGAGCTGTGGGTCCTGCGCGAGGGTGAAAACCGGAACAAGTGGGACTACCGCAACCTGCGGGACTACTACAAGACCTTCATCGGGCAGCCCATTCTGATCGCTTATGTGGGGCAGCAGGTGGGGGACGGACACAACATGAGCAAGCGCCGGGATCCCAAGACCGGGGAGGAGTACCAATCCTTCATGGAGGGGACGGCCGAGCGCATCGTGGGAACGCTGTCCGATGATGAAAAGGACTTTACCCTTGTGGAGAGGGGCGGTCATACATGGCTCAGAGCGAAGGGACGGCTATTTGCTTTTTACGCCCCGGAGCTGACGCGGAAGATCGTGGAACAGGGCACGATGGACGTTTCCGCCGAGACAATGGTGTCGGAGAGCCACAAAGAGGGCGATGTGGACGTGTTTACCAAATGGTCGGGCATAGGCGTGACCATTCTGGGCGACAGGGTAAACCCGGCGATACCGGGTGCGAGCATCGCAAAGCTGGCGGCCATGCAGGAGGAATTTAAGGAATTGAAGCTGCGGGCCGCGTCGCTGCACACAGCCGCAGAGGGCAGCGACGGCAAGGAACCCGACAAAAACACAAAAAAAGGAGTGAAAAGCAACATGAACAAGAGAGCGATGAAGCAGATGCAGACCAAGTTCCCCAACCACAAGGTGCTCTCCATGAGCGAGGACGGGCTGAACGTGGCACTGCTGGACGCTTCCGGCAATCTTTTCGGCTACACCTTTAACGCTGACGACAACGGAGAGGTGATCGCCAGCAAGATCATGCCCTGCGCAGCGCACATCGTGCTGAGCGTGGGAGAGGTGGAGCTGAACGCCGATGTGGCGGACGTGGTGGACTACGCCGTGGCCTCCGTGAAAGAGACCGATGGCGATGTGAAGAGCCTGAACGCCAGGCTGGACGCCGCCAATGAGCAGATCAGCGCCATGCAGGAGGCGGAGAGCAAGCGCCGGCTGAGTGCCTGCAAGGCTTCCGCCAAGGCAACGCTGGACGCCTTCAACGCCAACCGCGAGGAAAAGGTGGCGGAGGATGCCATCAAGGCGGTGAACGAGAACATCGAGGCCGGACTGTACGCCAACAGCTGCGACAAGGACGGTGCGTGGCTGGGCGAGAAGCTGGTGCGCGAGGCGGTGCTGGCCGTGTGCGGCGAGGCCGTGATGGAGAGCGACAAACGCAGCGCACAGAAGCGCAAGACCACCTATGCCTGGGAGCACATCGCCGGCAACAGCGGCGAGGGAAGCGAGGGTGTGGACGCTCTGCTGAACAAGTGGGGCATCGACGCCGGCAAGTAAAACGAAAAGGAGAGTGAACAAACATGGCATACATTGAGAAAACCGCGTTTGAGCCGCGGATCACCAACAACGAGTACAACGAACTGTGCAACATCACGGGACGCTATCAGGCGTCTGAGGCTGACGCGGACTGCTCCGCTGGTCTGCTGGTGGTGCGCGGCGAGCAGCTGCCCTGTGCGGGCTTCAAGGGCGTTAAGAACGAGAACGCCTTTTACATGACCGCTGCGGGTGCTGCCGCCAACGCAGACACCGGCGTGTACGCCTGCAACACCTACGAGTGGCCCACGCTGGGCGGACGCAACGGCAACAACTACGCCGTGGGCACCGCCACGCTGGGGCTGGGCGTTCCTGCGGGCCGGGACGGCACCTTCACCGAGATCGTGTTTGACGGCAAGCACGCCTACCGCTTCGGCGAGGGCAACCTGAGCACCGCCATCGGCGAGAACACCATCTTCACCATCGCCAACGGTCTGCTGGTGCCCGCCGCTGCCGCCCCCACTGCTACCGGCGCCATTTACTTCAAACTGAAGGGCACCGGCAACTTCACCGAGGGCGCCGGGCAGAGCTTCGTGTACTACGACGTGTGGGCCTGTAAGGTCAGCACCGTGACCGCGTGACAAGAGAGGAGAGTGAGTAAGAAATGGCAAAGCTGAACCTGAACAGCGTTTCCAATGAGGTTTTCGCCATCAACGGAAACGACCAGCGCGAGGACATCGTGGCCAAGGGCCGCGTGCTGTTTTATGAACACGCCCTGAAGGGCAAGATGGCCGTTCTGAGCGCCAAGGGGCAGAACACCCCCGTGCAGCGCACCATGAACGACCGGGGCTACAAGCAGCTGAACGAGCAGTTCCAGCGGGAGAGCCTGCTGTACGCCGCCAAACTGGCCTGCGCCAGCACCGGCAAGAAGGCCCCCGAGAGCTGGGAGGAGTTCAAGCGCAATGGCGGTGAGTATTACGGCAACGCCCGGTTCTACGCCGTGCTGCAGGGCATCTGGCAGGAGGTCATCATCCCCATTCTGCCCGCCGTGTACTCTGAGGCGCTGAGCGACTTCGCCGAGACCGTGGAGATCGAGCTGGGCCAGACCTACGCCGTGAGCATCGGCAGCAACGATATCCCCGTTTTCCAGGACTCCAGCTGGGGCGCCAGCCGCAGCGTGCCGCGTAACCGCTTCTATTCCCGCGATTACACGCTGAACCCCACCCCCAAGAGCTGCTGGATCACTGCCAAGTGGATGCAGCTGGTGGGCACGAACATGGACTTCGGCGTTTTCTTCGCAAACATGGTGGCGGGTATGTACGCCAAGACCATGGGTATGTGGAATGAGGCCATGACCACCGCCACGGAGGACACCAGCCTGATCCCCACCAACCTGAACTTCACCTTCAACAACCAGAACTGGGTGAAGGGCGCCAACAAGATCGCCGCGCTGAACAACACCACCATCTCCGACGTGTTTGCCACCGGCGGCACCGTGGCTCTGAGCAAGGTGCTGCCCAACACCGTGACCGGCTCCACCAACGTGAACATGGACGCTGCTATCGCCACGCTGCTGGGCGCCGACTACACCAAGGCCGGCTACCTGGGCCAGTTCATGGCGGTGCGCCTGATGCCCATGCGGGACGTTATCATCCCCGGCACCCAGAACACCACCGTGGAGACCATGCTCAGCGAGAACGATATCTGGATGCTGGCTGGCAACGGCAGAAAGCCGCTGACCATCGGCTACACCAGCGGAACGCCCATCTCTATTGAGATGGATCCCACCCGCACCGGTGACTTCGAGATCGGCCTGAACCTGACCATCGCTCTGGACAGCGTGGCCACGTTCGCGTCCAAGATCGCGCACTTCACCGTGTAAGGAGACCCACACCGGGGAAGGGGCGAAAGCCCCTCCCCGAATATGCGGATTTAGTTTAACCGGGAAAACGGCGGTCTCCAAAACCGCAGTTCGGGGTTCGAGTCCTCGCGTCCGTGCCAGATGAAAACGTTGGATTGTTTTCGCCCGAAAGGGAGTTTATGGGGGCGAAAGCCCCATACGGAAATGTAGCTCAGTTGGCAGAGCATCTGACTGTTAATCAGAGGGGCGCAGGTTCAAGCCCTGCCGTTTCCGCCATAAGGCTGTGCGGCGAAGCCGCGGGTATGCAATGCGCCGACGTGTAAACGGGGCAGCGGTGGGAGCCTTGACGCATTGCGGCAGATAGAAACAGACCATGAAATGAATCTGAAAGGAGCAGAAAGCATGGGTAAGCAGAAGAAAAGCGGGAACAGACTGGCCGCGCAGATCGCGGCGGAGGAGAGCGAGGACGACCAGGTGATGCTGGCGCCCCAGCAGAGCACGGACACGCCTGACGAAAGCAGCATCGTGAAAGCGGCGGCGCAGGAGAATGTGCAGGACGCGGCTGATCCCGCGGAAATGCCCACCGCGCCGGTTACGTACACCGCCGAGCAGGTGCAGCAAATGATGCAGGAGGCGGCGGCCAAGGCGGTGGCGGAAGCGCTGAAGAACATCCCCCAGCAGGCCGCGCCGCAGATTGTGCAGGTGAGCACCAGCGCAGAGCAGGTACATTTTCTGTGGATGGCGCCGGTGGCGGACGACAACGTGGTGCAGTTCGGTGACGGCGGAATGTACGGAAACATCGTGGGCAAGACGGGGAGCTTTTACGTGCCGAAGCCCGACCTGAGCCGCATATTGACGGAGATGAACCGCCGGTTCATGGCGCAGCGGTGGCTGCTGGTGGTAAGCGGACTGACGGACGAGGAGCGCGAGGCGCTGGGCGTGGACTACAAGCCGGGTGAGGTACTGGACAAGAGAGCCTTTGCCAAGCTGGTGGAGCTGGGCGACGAGCTGCTGAACATCTACCCGGCGCTGTGCGAGGGACACAAGGTGATGGCGGCGCAGATGTACGCCGACGCCTACCGACAGGGCAGCCGGTATGTGACGCGGGAGCGCACGGTGAAACTGAACGCGCTGAGCAAGCGCAAGGGGCACGAGAAGGGCGACTTCATCACCATTATCGAGGACATGAACGAGAAGGACACTAAGTAAACGAGGCCAAAATAGACCCCTTTGGATAAAAAAGCGGAGGTCGGCAGTGACGCTGCCGCCCTCCGCAGACCAGCGGATGCGGACGGCAAAGCAAGAAAGAGAAAGGAGGGGAGAACATGGGAACGAAGTGGAGCGAGGTCATATCGAACCACGCGATGGTGGCCATCGACGACGTGCGCTTGCAGGAGGAGGCAGCCAACGACCCAGCGGCGTTCCTGCGGAGGATGAGCCTGTATATGGTGAACGCCATCCCCCTATTCTCCCTGCCGGTGCAGATGAGAGCGTATCTGGGTGAGGGTCTGGTACAGCCCAGCTACGGCGACTACTACTGGACCAGCAGCGAGGACAGCCTGGCGGGAGAAACGGAAGTGGACACCGGAATGGTGGGCTACGAGCTGTTTTCCTGCGCCATTGTAGAGCAGGATGTGACGGGCGGCATGACGGCGGTGCCGTACACCGGGGCGAGCTACAACGCCGAAACAGGCGTGGTGACGTTCCCTATACAGGACATGGCGGGAATAAACTACACGCTGGACTTTTACACAGACGGTGAATTTGGTCACGAGCTGACAATGGAGCAGAAGCGGATACTTGGGCTGTGCGTGGCAAGCGTATGGGACGAGCGGTTTTTCCGCAACTGGCTGAACGACCAAATGAAGATAAAGGACGCGAGCTTTGACACGGTGAACGAGGGCACCTATATGAAGGAAGGCGCCGCGAAGCAGGAGAAGAACCGGGCAAGGCTGATGGACGAGATGCACAAGTATGAGCAGGACTGTACGTTCCTGAACACGGTGCAGAGAGGCCGGGGCGGGTACGGACGATACCAGTTCCTGTGAAACGGGGAGGTGACGGGCGATGGCGGACGTAAAGAACAATCTTGGCAATATCGCCGCAATGGCGGAGAGACCGCAGGCAACCACCAACCGCCCCGCACAGTACAAGGACAGGCGCAACCCCTACTTTGGAGACCCTACGGCGAGGTTCGTGCAGGCATACGGCAAATACGCCAGCGACTACACCGCGTGCCGGGTGCAGGGGCTGGACAGCGACCCCAACAACTTCTACGAGTGGAGCGAACAGCTGGTACGCCTTGCCGATGCGAGGAAGAAGGGCAACGCCATAGACCGGCCCATAGACAACTATAAGGAAGTTCTGTTTGTAAACCGGCGCATCGAATATGTGCCGGAGGGCGCAAAAATGGAGACAATGGGCTCCACATGGCTGGTGACGAACCCGGCCAACATATCCTCTGCCGTGGGCGGGGGCATCATAAGGCGGTGCAACGCCACATGGAACCATCTGGATTGGTACGGCAACGTGCTGAAGGAACCGATGGTGGTGGAAAACGTGAAGCTGAACGCCAACGCCAACGACTTTCAGGAGACCATGCTCATCATGCAGGGGTACTTCAACATTACCATACAGCGCAACGGCGAAACGGAAAACCTGGATGTGAACAGCCGCCTGATCCTGGGGCGGATGGCGTATCAGATCACCGGCTACGCAGACGTGGCGCAGGAGTTCACCGGGGACGACGAGAGCTGCCGGCTGCTGCGGTTTACGGCGCGGATGACGGAGCCGGACAAAGAAAAGGACGATCTTGTGAACCGGGTGGCCAACGCCTACCCCTTCGCATGGGAGGTCAATGTCAGCGGCAGAGCGGTGCTGAACGCCGGGGAGACAGCCAAGTTCAAGGCATCCTCACTGCGGAACGGCGAGGACGCGGATGCAGACCCGGAACACCCCACCGACTACCTGTGGGAAAGCTCAGACGAGGGGGTTTGTCTCGTGGATACGGACGGCGTGGTGACAGCCGTTGGAAACGGAGTCTGCACCATCACGGCAGTGCTGGTGCAGAACGAGGAGCACTACGGCACCTATGCCGTGACGGTGGCAGAGAGCGTAAGCGGCGTACACTGGCGGACGGATCCGGTGGAGAGACTGGAAGCCTACGGCAAGACCGTGCTGACGGCCGTATACACCGAGAACGGCGCGGAGACCGGAGACGCGGTGGAATGGACCTTCACCGGGGCGGCGGAGGACAGCTACACCGCAGAGGTGGACGGAAGCACCGCCACCGTGTACTGCTGGGGCGGGAGCGTAAAGCCTTTGACGGTGACGGCTGCCTGTAAGGGCAAGAGCGTGAGCACGGACATCACACTGGAGGGGTGGTAAGAACGATGGCAAAGCCGATATGTGAGCACGCCTACCGGAAGGTAGGGGAGATCATCATACGGTGCAGGAAGCAGACGGGAGAGCACGACTTCTGCTGCTACCAGTACCACTGCCCGGACAGCGGACGGTACGAAAACGCGGCGCAGTGGCGGCACTGCTCACTGCGCTGCAGGGTGGAAAAGTAAATACGTGAGGGAATTTCCATTATGAATCTGAAAGGAGCAGGAGAGATGGAAAACAGCATTAAAGAGCGCAAGCCCATTACCATGAAGGAGGTATTCGCCAAGGCCAACGATTATGTGCCGCTGATGGAGAAAGCTGCCATCGTGAGCCACTGCGCGGAGAGGTGCATCGACCGGGTGGTGGTGGATACCGGGGAGCGCTTCCGGGGCGATGTGCCGCCCATGTACCGGGAGAACGGACAGCGGAAACGGCGCTACCTGATGGGCATACTGGCACGGGCGTATCTGCGGCTGGACTTCGACGGCTGCGAGGAGGACAAGTGGCTGATGAGCGCCGACGACTACGATCTGGTGGGTGGGGTGCAGCTGGTCAACCAGATAGACCGGATGAAGAAGCAGAGCGACGCCCTGCGGGACAAGGCGTATGACCTGCTGGCGGATTACCGGGACCTGGAGAAGATGCTGAACACGGAGATCAACGCCAATCTGGCGGTGATGAACGATGTGGTGGCGCGGATGGCCATGAGCAGCGCGGCGGCCATGACGCCGGAGAGCATGAAAGAGCTGGTGGAGCTGGCGGAACAGGTGCAGAAGGGAACAAAATAATATTCAAAACGCAACGGAAATAAAAGTTGCAAAAATATCAAAAACGCAACGAATAATACAATGTTTCATGTGAAACAATTAGGAAAACGGAAAGCGGGGTGAGGGCGTGAACACAGATTTCGACAGCCCCTACTATCCATTTGAGCGCGTGGAAACCGGTTACGGCACCTTTAAGGGTGCGGAGAAGATACCGAAAAAGATCGTGAATTACCTGCTGGACCTGCCGGACAGGAACGGGTACACGCCCGTGGACGACAACGCAAGACCCCGGGTGCGGCTGATGAAGTACATCTGCTGCGACGGGGCGAACCCGCTGGCGCAACCGCTGCCCACGGCGGAGGAAAAGCTGAGCATCGTATTCGACGGCGAGGCGCCGGCGGTGGACACGGAGGAGCAGAAGGCAAAGCACCCCAAGGGGTACAGGCTATTCCCGCTTGAATACTGGGGACAGGCGCAGAGCATGGCGCAGACGGTGGTAAAGGTGTACATCGGGCGGGTGATCCCAAAGACACCCTTTACGGCGGCGGTAGGAATATACTTCGACATACTGTGCAACTACGGACACGAGACCACCACACGGACGGACGATTACTCCCGCAGCTATGACATGGAGCAGTGCATCATTGAGGCACTGAACGGCGTGAACATAGGCGGAGCCGGGGTGATGACCTTTGACAGAGGGGCACATACGGACAACGGATCCCATGCCATATACGACCAGGGCATGAACGTGGGACGGCGCGTACACATGAGCCTTGCTTGGGCGGACAGCGACGAAGAAAGCGTCGTGACTACATTCTGAGAGAACGGAGGGCGGCGCAGATGGATGAAGTGACTGTTGACCACCGTCTGACGGAGGTAGAGCAGCGGAGCAAAAGCAACACGCACCGCATAAATGAGCTGGCCCAGGAGCAGAAAGCCCTGAACGAACTGGCGACCTCGGTGGCGCTGATGACCCGGGAACAAAAGGATATGCGGGAGGACCTGTCGGAGGTCAAGAAGGACGTAAAGACGCTGACGAACCTACCGGCAAAGCGGTGGAACGACGTGGTGGAGAAGCTGGTATGGCTGGTGCTGGGCGGCGCGGTGACGGCGCTGCTGGTACAGGCGGGAATCAGCTTATAAGAAAACTGCATAATCAACAAGGTGTTTCGTGAGGGAGGAAAAGAGTTTATATGGCGATCTCACAGAGCATAGAACGGGCCTGCCGCAGGTACGAGGAAGTACAGGCGGAGGGACTGACGCTGTACCCCATCCTTGTGGAGGAGATGGAGACATTCGAGTTGGCGCGACCGGGCATTGACATCGTGCAGCAGAGCCTCCCTGTGGCGTATGCTGTGATGCCGCTGCTGGCGGCCTACTACAAGATGGAGTACGACGCGATGGGGCGCGGAGAGGAGACAGTGGGACTGCTGTCAAGGGCGCTTTTGATGCTGGCGCTCTCCCTGCGGCTGGGGAGAGGAAAGCCGTTGGACGAGCGCTTGAAGGCGTTTCGCTGCAAGGTGGACACGAAAGACCCCAGCCGGTTGACGGCGGTGGAGTTCATGCTGCACGGAGAGGAGCTGTGGCGCATTACGCCGGTGCAGTTCCAGTACCTGCGGGAGATCATCGCCGCACAGAACGGAATTGAGCTGACGCCGCCGGAGGCCAACCCGGAGCTGGTGGAAGCGCAGCGGGAGCTGGCGGAGATGAACGGCGGCGCAAAACTGAGCGGAGATGCGTGGGAACGGGTGGCGACGGTGGCCGCGCTGGAACACGCGGAGGAGACGGAAATAGAGTCGTGGCCACTGCTGAAGCTGCAGACGAAAGCAAAAACGTGGCAGCGGATATTGGGGTACATGACCTGCACCATCGCGGAGGCGAGAGGAACACAGTGGAAACGGGGCAACCCGTGGCCGAGCCTGTTTTATGACCGGGTGAGCGACGGCAACACGGCACTGCGGCCCGTGGAGGAAGCGACACGTGGCATGGGACAGGCATAGAGAAGGGAATAGGCCCTGCAAGCGGGCAGGGCGGAACGCCAAGTGGGGCGAAGCCAACGGGAAACCGGGGCTTTGCCTCCATTTTTTATATCAAAAAGGAGTGAAAGCGGAATGATTACTTTTACCGATCCGAGACTGTATACCCGCGGCATCTGCGCCGCGCAGTTCGCCGACATGGAAACGGGTCAGGTCCTGCTGAGCAGCAACAAGTTCCAGGAGGGCAACATCACCGTGACGGTGAACGCGGATCCCCTGCGTGCCGGATTGAATAACGGCATTGCCACCATCATCGAGAGCGACCCGGACATCCAGGTGAACTTCACCCAGGCAAACTTTGACCTGCGGACGAAGATGGCGGGCGTGGGCGGCGCTGTGACCTACAACGCTGTGGCCCCGGTGTGCCAGGTGGTGACGGCGAACAGCACCGTGCTGAAGGTGGACGTGACCGACGGCGCCCCTGTGGCACAGTATGCGATGGCAAAGCCCTATGCCTATGTGCAGGAGACCAAGAAGGCTTCCGGCATCCAGCAGGGCGGCATCGCCTATGAGATCGCGGCGGACGGCACCATCAGCGGCTTTACCGCGGTGAGCGGCACCGAGTACAAGGTGTGGTACTTCGTGAACAAGCTCAGCGCCATGTGCGGCAAGCTGACTACCGGCATGAACGGCAAGGTGGGCCTTTTCACCGCCCAGCTGGCGGTGTACGGCAACGTAAACGCCAAGACCAACGAGGGAACCCGCCAGGGCTGGCTGTACATCAACGTACCGCTGAAGCTGCAGGCGGACACCGCCACCGTGACCGGCAGCCAGAGCAACTACGACACCACGCAGATCGTGGGCCGCGCACTGAGCACGGACGAGAGTGTGGTCTCCGACAAGTGCGAGGACTGCGCCGGCGGCACCCTGGGCTGGTACGTGTACGTGCCGGACAACGGCGCTGAGGTAGTGACGGGTATCGTGACCGCCATCGGCGGCGTTATCAACGTCCCCGTCAGCGGCACGGCGCAGGTGAAGCCCCAGGCAGTGCTGGAAAACGGCCAGCTGGCGGTGCTGGATCCTGCCAAGTGCTCCTACAGCCTGACCGGCGCACCCAGCGGAACCACCGTGAACGCAAGCGGACTGATCTCCGCAGGGGCCGCTGCTGGTGACTGTGACATGACAGTGACCTTCGTGTACGAGGATACGACCTACACCGACCAGTGCGCTGTGAGCGTGAAGGACGCCTGACGACAACAAAAAATCCCCTCCCCTGCCGCAAGGCGGGGGAGGGGGCAGACGCGAGTGCGCTGAAGCAAGACAGCGCATTGGCGTATGTGAGAGAGGGGAGGCGCGGGACATGGCGAAGCTGGTGGGGAAGTTCAGCGGGTTTGAGCAGGACATGGCTGCGCTGGAAAAGCAGGTGAAGGATGCCTTTCGCGCATCGCGCCCCGCACTGGCGGAGGAAATGCGGCAGTGCTTGCGGGAGCACGTGGTAGAGGACGTATACGACAAGCTGGTGCCGGAGGAGTATGTGCGCCGGCGCGGCACAAAGGGATTGGCGGACATGAACGCCAGCGCCACGGTGTATTCGGATGAGCGGGACGGCGGCATGAACCTGACGCTGCTGTATCACCCCAGCGGCGCAACGGACGGCAACGGAGAACCCATAAACCCCCATGTGGACGGGGACGACCTGGTGAACCGGATCGAGAAAAACGACCCCGCGTACAACTGGGGCAGACGGCCAAAGAACAGACCCTTTTTCCGCAACTTCGTGGAGGAGATGCTGGACGGCAGGGCGGAAGAAACACTGGTGCGGGCCATGAACGGAGCGGACCCCACGCTGGAGCTGGCGGAAGATACCGGGATGATACGGGAAGAGGACGATTGGAGGTAGCGTATGGCGATTTTCAAAGTAACGGCTGTACCTGATTTTTCGCAACTCAAGGGAGAGATAGCGAAGCTGCAGAGCAGCCCGGTGACTTTGGGCGTGAATACGCAGAACGCCGATGTACAGATAAACGCCACACGGCAGAGTTTGCAGAAGCTGACGGAGACCTTCAGCCCGGGGGGCGAGCTGCGCCGGTCCGTGGCGGACTACAGCCGCCAGGTGGGCGAAGTGGTGCAGGTGTCCAAATCGCTGAATATGCAGAGCGGCGAGATGGAGATCACCAGCAAGAAGGTGACGCAGAACTTTACGGCGCAGGCCAAAGCGGCGGAGAGGGCGGCGGCACAGGTGCGGGCGGCCAAGGATGCCTACCGCGCCTATGCGGCGCAGCAGAGCAGCACCTACGCGCCGACCGCCATGCAGAGCCGCATAGAGGACCTGACCGGCGTAAGCGGACTGAGCGGCAAGAGCGCCAAGGAGAGCGCGGCGGTATTTGAAAAAGCATATTTGGACGCCAGCGGGAAGGTGCAGCAGAGCACGAAAAAGGCGGCGCAGTCGGTCATGAGCGTGGGGACGGCGGCCAAGGAGAGCAGCGGCTTTGCCGACCTGATGGGCGACAGCTTTGTGCGCGTGGCCGGAAAGATGGCGCTGTGGCAGGTGATGGGCAACGCCATTGCCGGGTTAAAGCGCAGTTTCACGGAAGCGCTGGCGACCATGAAGGACGTGGACGACGAGATGGTGACGATACGCAAAGTCACCGGCGCGACCACGGAGGAACTGAACAGGATCGAGAAGCAGGCATACGACACCGCAAGCGCCTACGGCGTGGCGGCGGACGAGTACCTGAACAGCGTAGCAAACTTCAGCCGCGCAGGCTACGGCGAGCAGGCTTCCGCACTGGCGGAGCTGGCCACCAAGACGCAGATCGTGGGCGACACGGACGCAGAGACCGCACAGCAGTTTTTGCTCTCTATGGACGCGGCGTACAAGTATCAGGGCAGCATCGAGCAGCTGACGAAGGTTCTCGATGGAGCAAATGAAATTGATAACAATTACGCAACGTCAATAGAAAAAATTGCCGAAGGCTTGGGCAAGGTGGCGCCTATTGCGGCGCAGGCCCATGTGGGCGCAGATGAACTGACGGCGGCTATCGGCACGATCACCGCTGTGACGCAGCGGTCCGGCACAGAGGCCGCCACCGCGCTGCGGGCGCTTTTCCTGAATATCATCGGCGATACCAAGACGGAAATCGACGAGGGCGTGACGTGGACCACCGGCGAGATCGCCGGATTGCGGGATGTCATCAAGCTCTATGCCAAGGACGCCTACGACGCGGCGCAGGCCACGGGCAGCGTGATAAACCCCATGAAGGCCATTGCCGGTCTGTCCAAGAGCATGAAGGACGGGCTGCTGACGGAGCAGCAGCTGATGGAGATGGTCAGCGACATCGGCGGCAAGCTGCGTACCTCGCAGCTGCTGGCGCTGATCCAGAACTGGGATATGTACGAGTCCATGCTGGGTGACTACGCCGACGCGGTGGGCAGCGCGGACAAGGAAGTGGAAAACGCGCTGGACAGCTGGACCCGCAAGACCGAGATACTGCACAACAAGTGGACGGAGTTCATCAGCCATCTGGTGGAGACGGACACCATAAAGGGTGCGCTGGACCAGGTGATCGCGCTGGTGGAGTTTTTGGACAGCGACACCGGACGACTGGTGATACAGCTGGGGCTGCTGGTGGGTGTGCTGACGCTGGCGAACAAGGGCTTTACGGCGCTGATGAACAGCGGCGTGGGAACATTCTTCGGAACGCTGACCTCCGCCATAGGCGGCAACGCTATGGCGATCACACAGCTCACCGGGCAGATGAAGGGCCTGTTGGCAATGCTGCCGAAGCTGGGCGTGGGCGCGGCGATCTTTGCGGCGCTGGCCGTGGCGATCAGCCTGAGCACGGAAAAGGCGCGAGCCTATGAAAAAGCGCTGAAGGGTGTTGAAACGGCACAGAGTGCGCTGGGCGAGACCGAGGACGAGTACGACACGCTCATAAGCAAGACCGGAGAGCTGACGGAGGCGGAGGAAAAGCGGCTGGAGGTGCTGCGGGCGATCCGCGAGGAGCAGGAGAAGGCGGTACGGGACGCAGAGTCTGAGGCGTGGGACGCATGGAACGAGCTGCACGGCACCGGAGCCAAGGTATACGTTGGCGGCGGCGACAGTGTGGGCAACGGCATGGGCGTTACCCCCATACAGATGGTGCAGGCGGACGTGGAATCGCTGGCGCAGTACAAGGCATCGCTGAAACTGGTGCAGGACCAGATGGAGGCGGGCACTAAGACGCAGGAGGAGTATTACTACTCCCTGACAAAGCTGCAGGAGGCCCGCGAGGAGGAAGTAGAAACGATACGCAAGGCGATCAACTATGGCTTTGCGGTATCAGAGGAACAGCGGCAGTTGGTGGCTGCCTATGACAGGGTGCAGGAGATCCTGGGCGTGACGCAAAAGGCCACGCAGGACTACGTAAACAAACTGATCTCCGAGGCGCAGCAGGCAGGGTATACAGGTAAAGCGCTGTACGACCTGGTGGCGGCACAGATCACGGCAAGCAATACAAAGCTGAATTTCAGCCAGCAGATCAGTGCGCTTCGAACGCTGGCGGCCACCATCGGATATACCACCCAGGCATACGGCAACCTGCTAAACGCTGGACGGATCTACCAGCAGTCAATGGTGCTGGTCGCCAACAAAAAGTTCAAGACGCTGGAGGAAGCCCAATCCTACCTGACGAACAAGGCGTGGGGAAAACTGACGGGCACGGCGCCCAGCGGCGGATGGAACAACACCACCGGAAACACAGGCGGATACAGCGGCGGCGGTTCCGGCGGTTCCGGCAGCAGCGCGGCGAAAAAGAAGTATCAGGACGAGATCGATGCGCTGGAAAAGCAGCGGGACGCAGAGCTGGCGGCCATAGACGCGCAGATCGACGCGCTGAAGAAGCAGAACGAGGAGATAGACCGGGCCGAGAAGCTGGAGGAGCTGCGGCTGGAGGTCATGCGGAAGCAGGACGCGCTGCTGAATGCCCGGAACGAGCGCACGGTGCGGATGTACAACGCCGAGTCCGGGCAGTGGGAGTGGATCGCAGACCCGGAGAAGGTGAAGAAGGCCGAGGAGGACCTTGCGGACGCTAAGAAGGACCTGCGGGACTATGAGCGGGAGATGGAGCTGGATCTCGCCATTGAGGAACTGGAGGCGAGGAAGAAGGCCATCGAGGCGGCGTACCAGCTGAAAATTGACGCGCTGGAGGAATACATCAACGCGCTGGGCGAAACGGTGGCTCAAGAGGAAGTCCTGCTGGATCAGAGCGTGCAGAACTGGTGGGAATGGGCCAACGGGGTGCTGGCGGCAAAGGCGGCTGCGGCAGGCGTGACGATCACGGCGGGCGGTACGCCGGTAGAGGTCAAACGGAACGCGACCGGCAATGCATCGGGATACACCGAGGTAAAGGTCGGCAACCTGACAGGCGTGCGGAAATCCACCAGCTCCGAGAAAGCCAGCGTATCCAATAAACCGACGGGGAACCTTTCGGATGCCATCAGCATGGGCAAGAACAACATTTCCTTGCCGAACAGTGGAAAGTCAAACCGGAAGAGCATCGTGTCAGGAAGCATTATCGGCGCCGTCAGCGGGGGACGGAAGAAGAAGTACGACAGCGGCGGTGTGCTGCACGGGCTGGGCGGCATAAAGGCCACGGTGGACGACGAGATGGTGCTGCCGCCCGACGTGACGGCGAAGATGCTGAAGCCGTCGGCGGATGCGCGGTTCCGGGCCAGGGTGAACGAGCTGGGCGGATTGTACGGCGAGACGCCGGTGAGCCGCAGCGTGGCGGGAAACAGCGATAACCGCAGCTACAGCGACCACAGCGGGCCCACCTATAACGTGAAGGGCATCACGCTGACGGAGCAGCAGGCGGAGCACCTGACGGTGGCGCAGATGTGCCGGATGGCGCACAACGTGAAGCCCTACGGAGGATAAGAGCATGGACGAGAACGCAAAGACGCTGGCGGAGCTGGCAAAGCGGTTGTGGGACAACTTTTATGTGCGGCGGGTGCGGGAGACGCAGACGGATATGGTGCGGCAGTACCGGGCGCAGGTGACGACCGCGGCGGCAGACGGGAAAATCGGCGTAAAACGACCCTTCGACGAAACGGAGAGTTTTCTCCCCTATGTGAGCACGATGACGGCAGCCCCGGTGGGGGCGCAGGTGGTGGTGCTGGTATTCGGCGAGGGGAAGAACGCAGGGAACCACATGGTTTTCATGTATGCGGACGGACGGAATATGTGAGAAAGGACGGCTGGACTATGGCGAAAAAGACGCGGCACATTCTGGTGATGAAAAGCGGCAGAGAGATACCGATAACGGGCATCACGGGACGGTACTACATCACCCGCGAGAGCCAGTACCGCAAGGGAAACCCGGACATACGAAAGATCAGGGCGGCCACGGACGAGGAGTGCGACGCGCTGACGGCGGCGGAGGACAGGAAGAAGCGTAAGCGCAGCTGAACGGAGGGCACGTGCCATGACGGAGCAGGAAAAATATCTGGCGTACCTGAAAGCGCTGAAGGGCCGGTTTCAGAAGCTGTGCCGGCTGCGCTTTCTGAACCCGGACGGGAGCACGGCGTTCTTCGTGGACAATAACCCGCGGAATAAGTACAGCGGCGCCTTTGTTGCCGACGGGGCGCTGACGGTAAATTTGCAAAACGGGGTAAGGCGAACGGCTAGCGTGACGCTGGGGAACGTGGACGGGGCCTTTGACTACAACGTAAACCACCTGTGGTTCGGGCAGGAGATCGCGCTGGACGAGGGGCTGGTGCTGCCAAACGGCGAGGACTACTACATACAGCAGGGCGTTTTCCTGATACAGAGCCCGCAGGAAACGGTGGAGCCGGGACGGCGGCTGATGCAGTACGAGCTGGTGGACAAGTGGGCCAATCTGGACGGGACGCTGTGGGGCAAACTGGAGGGCACCTATAAGGGAAAACTGAACGTGAACATCTTTCAGCAGATCAACGCCCTGCTGCAGGACGACAAGGGAAACGGGCGGAAGGTAGACCCCATCCCCCCGGTGTACACGGAGTATTACAACGGCAAGAAGCAGAAGCTGACGGACGGAACCGAAGTAAATTTGGTGGACGCGCCGTACACGTTGGAGGTGGATCCGGGAAGCGGCACATACGCGGAGGTGATACTGGGCTTTGCGGAGATGCTGAACGCATGGATCGGCTACGACGCCACGGGGCGGCTGCGGATAGACCCCAGCCAGGACGACCTTTTAGACAGTGAAAAGCCCATCAGCTACGCCTTCTCGATGGGGGAGGCGACGCTGCTGGGCATGACGTACACGGCACAAAACACCGAGGTATACAACGACTACATCGTGCTGGGGGCGGCGCTGGACGACAACAGCCAGCCGGGGGCGAGAGCCACCAACAACGACCCCATGAGCGATACCAACGTGCAGCTGATAGGCCGCAAGACGGTGTGGACAGAGGAGGACGGCTACGCAACGGAGACCATGTGCCGGGACAGGGCAGAGTGGGAACTGAAACGGTCCACGGTGCTGCAGAAGAGCGTAGACATCAGCTGCGGCCAGATCTTTCACATTAAGGAGAACGAGCTTGTGACGCTGGTGCGCCGGGATAAGCAGGGGAGTCCCACGGAACGGCACCTGGTGACAGGCTTTTCCCGCCCGCTGACGGGAGAGGGGCAGATGACCATATCCGCCACCAGCGTGGCGGACTTCCCGGTGGCGACGGTGACGGTGTGGCCGCTGAAAACGGAGACAAAGACATAAACGGAAGGAGGGAAGGACGATATGGCACTTTTCATGCCGACAAATATCACGCCCTCCACGCTGGGAGCGCTGGGCAACGGGACGGTGGACGCAAGCCAAAACATGACCGTGACCTGGCAGGTGGACGGACAGAACGCCATGACGGCGTTTGAGATAAAAATTCTGGCCAATACGGCGGAGAGCGCACAGCTGTACGACTCGGGAAAACGGACGGACAACTGCCCCTTTTACGGGCGAAACGCCAAGGGCGATGTGGTGTTTTTCAGCTACACGATCACGGCGGCGGCGCTGGCGGCGGCGGGAATCACCAACGGGAACAGCTACAAGCTGCTCATCACCCAGTGGTGGACAGACGCGGACAGCGTGACGCAGCAGAGCGCATCGGTATTCGTGTGCCGGAGCGCACCGGTGCTGACCATCAACGACTTTACGAAGCCGGTGGCGGCGAAGGAGATGACGTGGACGGCCAGCTATTCGCAGGCGCAGGGCGACCCCATTATTTGGGCGCGGTGGCAGATTGCACCGGCAATGGACACGGAGGACGTGCTGTACGACACGGGCAACGTGGCGACGGCACAGCTGGCGTTTTACTACGACGGCTTATTCACCGGGCAGGAATACGCCGTGCGGTGCCGGGTGGAGACCAGCAACGGCGTGGTGGCAGACACGGGCTGGGTACAGTTCGCGGTGCAATACAGCGCCAGCAATTATACAGGCGCGGTGGTGACGTGCGTAAAGCGGAAGCAGAGCGGCGTGCTGGTGTCGTGGCCGGGCGCCTACGACATACCGGGCACGGCGGAGGGCGAATACACCATCCGAAACGGGGAGCTGAACTTGAGCACCGGATCCACGGTGACATGGGACACGGTGACGGGAGAAGCGATGGCGCTGACGACGCCTATAAGCATCGTATGGAAGGGAACGGTCAAGGCGCTGCCGGCGACGCTATTCAACCTGACCGGCGCGGATGGAAAGGCGCTGACGGTGACGGTGAGCACAACGGCGGTGCGGGCTATGCAGGGCGGCGCGGAGATAGGCCGGGTGAACGCCGCCTTTGCCCCGGAGGACGAGCTGACGGTGGCGCTGACAGGCGGAAAACTGTATGTGCGGCGGCGGTATGAGCGGGGACTATTCCCGGAGGAGAGTCTGAAACCGTCGGTGCGGCTATTCCCCCGGGCCAGCCAGTTCTCGGTGCTGAAATACATGGCGGACGCGGTGATGGCGGATATGACCGTGATGAACGTGAAGCTGGTTGGCGCACAGGTGTGCGACTACCTGTGGATAGAGGAGGGCGAGTTGACGGACACGGTGGTGGCGGCACTGATGAGCGCAGCGGGGTACACACCGGAGTTCGGCGACAGGACGCTGCTGCTGGCGGACTTCACCACAGACCTGCGGGGCGGCAACATCGTGGCGGAGGAGCCGCTGACGGGCTGGGCCGTATACCGCAGAGAGGAGGGCGCAGCGTCGCTGGTGCACGTAGCGGACGTAGGGTACGCGGAGCGCAGCGTGATCGACTGCGCGGCGGCCTCGCAGGGAACGTACACCTACTACGTATTCGGCGTGGGGGAGAGATCCTTTGTGACCACGGCGCTGCCCAGCCAGCCGGTGACGGTGCGCTTGTGGGACTGGACGATACTCTCCTGCACGGAGGACGGCGACAACGTATACCGGGTGGAGGAGCTATTCCGGTTCAGCCTGAACGTGGAGAGCGGGACGGTGAGCAACAACAACCGACCGACGCTGCTGGGAAACTTCACCCGATACCCCACGGTGCAAATGGTGCCGCAGCTGTACCAAAGCGGCGAGCTGAGCGGCTATATCGGCGAGGTGGGCGCCAATGCGGAGTACAGCGACACGCTGGCGAAGCGGGACGCGCTGTTTGCTCTGGCGCTGACGCAGAACACCTTATTCCTGAAAAACCGAAAGGGCGAGGTGCTGCGGGTATTCGTCAACGCGGAGATCACCTGCGAGACGCAGGACAACACGCGGCAGCAGGCGCTGATCTGCGCGGTGCCGTGGGCTGAGACCGGAAGCGCGGAGGGCGCACAGATACTGATACGGCAGGGCGACGCCCTGTGGACCGTAGCAAAAAATTGACGAACGAAAGGAGCGAGGGACGATATGGCAGGTTACACGAACCCCGGATGGAACAACGATGCGCCGCCTGCACTGAACGCGGAGAACCTGAACGCGCTGTGCAACGAGGTGGAGGAGATGAGCGCAGGGTTCCCGGAGAAGCAGGACATAACGGACAAGCTATCGCTGACGCTGGCGGCGGCAAGCTGGACAGGGAGCGCAAGCCCCTACACCCAGGGCGTGACCATCACAGGCGGCACGGCCACCAGTCAGGCGGACATTCAGGCAGACGCAACGGCGATACAGCAGATGCTGGACGATGGCACCAACGCCATTTACATCGCCAACAACAACGGAACATTCACCGCCTACGCTGTGGGTGAAAAGCCCACCGCTGACCTGAGTATTCAGGTGACGGTGTACGACGTGAAGGAGGTAAGTTAACGATGGTTATTATCGGTAGGTCGCAAATAGCGGGGGGGTGGTGTAGCACCGGATATTGATTTTGAGTATTCCGGGCAGTACATCCGCCGCGCAGAGGATAACGTTATAGAGTTTTTGTCTACCGGCGTGCTGACCATCAAGAAGGACGTGTACACGGACCTGTTTCTTGTGGGCGGCGGCGGTGGAGGCGCACAAAACGGCCAACTATCAGCTTTATGTAACGGTGGTGGTGGTGGAGGCTACACAAAGACGGTTTTGAATACCCTACTTCGAAAAGGCACTTATAACATAGTTATTGGGGCTGGTGGCACAGGGGGGGTCGACAAAAACTGGAGCGAGCCCCACAGACGGAGGGACAACATCTATCACTGGATCCGATGGGTTTTTTACAGCATCGGAGGGTGGAAAACACGCATCAACCAGTACCAGGACAGGTGGCAACGGCGGCTCTGGCGGTGGTGGTGGCAGCTATGCGAATAGTGCCAGTCGTGCACCTGGCGGGGGCGGTGGTTCTGATGGTGCTTCCGGTGCCAATGGCGGTGGCGCAGGTGGAACCGGACAGAGCACAACTACAAGGGAGTTTGGCGAGACTACCGGGAAATTGTATTCCGGCGGCGGCGGCGGTGGCGCTACATACGACGACGGATATAATGCAGACTCCGGAGCCGGTGGCGCAGGCGGCGGTGGCAATGGTGCAAAATTCGGTGGTTCTGCTGGGGACGGAACTCCTAATACTGGTGGAGGCGGAGGCGGTGGTTTTAATTACGCCCATTCTCCCAGCGACAGTACCTCGGGCGGAAGCGGCGGCTCGGGCATCATCTGTATGCGCGTACACAAAGAATAAACACGGCCTCCGTTTCGGAGGTCGGGAACGGAGGTTTATATGGCAATTACAGGCAGAGCGGTGACAGCAGGGGGAGGCGGAATTGCCAATCGGCTGGATTTCACCTACACGGGCGGTACATTCAATGAGCGTACCGCAGACGGTGTAGTGGAGTTTTTGGAAACCGGTATCCTTACGATGAAAAAGGATACGTATGTGGATGTATTCATGGTTGGCGGTGGTGCCGGTGGTGTGACTGTTGGATTATCCAACAGCGGCGGAGCCGGAGGTAGCGGTGGATGCACAAGAACTATTGTAAACGCTTTACTGCAAAAAGGGGTGGCATACCAAGTTGTTATTGGCGCGGGCGGAACCGGTGGTGGCAACTCCGGAGGGGAGACTTCGGCTTTTGGCTATACGGTTTCAGGTGGAACTGTTGCCGCCGGGGGTTCTGGAGGCGGAAAAGGAGGCGTCGCCGCAACCGGGCAGGTGAACGCCGGAGATGGCGGGTCAAACGGATCGGATGGTGGTAATGTCGGATACTTGACAACCGGATCCCCCGGAAAAGGACAAGGCGCTACCACGCGAGAATTTGGCGAAGCAACCGGTAAGCTGTATGCCGGCGGCGGTGGCGGAGGCTCGGGAAAATACGGAGACATTGGAACTTCGGGAGCTGGTGGTGAAGGGGGCGGCGCAAAAGGTAATTCTACAACTGACGCTACGGCCAATACCGGCGGCGGAGGAGGTGGCGGAAAAGGATATTATGATAGTTCCAGTCCCGGCGGTCAAGGAACTGCGGGCGGCAGCGGTATCGTGTGTATCCGCCTGCACCAAGACGACCCTACTGAGAACGTGCTGAGTGGAACGTGGAAGTTTAATGACACACTTACCATGCCAAGCGCTTTGTTTACAGAGAACTTCGATTATGACGGGACAATTGCCTATGCTGGCTCCAGTCTTTATGGCGTGATGGGTGTGCAAGAACTTTCTTCCAATAAAGATCTGTGCTTTGGGCATAACCCCGGCGACTTGTCGGCAAATTATATACAAGTGTATAGGTTTACCAACAACACATGGCTACAAGCAACAGCAAAAACTATAAAATTCTGGAACCGCTATCAGGTAGTTTCCCCGGAGTTCTACGCATGGTTCACCGCAAACGCCACCAAGATTTCGGATTAAGGAGCGTGATTAAGTGAGATACGCATTGGTTGAAAACGGTGTTGTTACCAACATCATCGAAATGGACAAGCGGAACGAGCAGTTTTTTCCCTCCGCCGTGTACACCGGTGACAGGCCGGTGGGCATGGGGGACACGTACACGGAGGGCAAGTTCTACCGTGACGGCAAAGAGGTGCTGACGGCACTGGAGGAAGCCAACAACGAGATAGACAGCCTGACGCAGCAGCTGGGCGAGGCTGTGGAAACCATCTATCAGGCGGATATGGAGGTTATCGGATGAGCATGATTATCGGTAAAGCGTTAATTGCGGGGGGGGGGTACTGCTAAACGGTTAGAGTTTGAGTACACCGGAACGTACAACGAACGGCTTGATGACGGGGTTGTGGAGCTGCTGACCAGTGGTGTGCTGAAGGTCACAAAGGACACATACATTGACGCCTTTCTTGTGGGAGGCGGAGGCGCAGGGTCTGGAGCTAGTGATGGATTTAATTCAAGTTATAATGGCGGTGGAGGTGGGGCAGGCGGCTTTACAAAGACCATCACAAAAGCGCTGCTTCAAGCAAATGTCGAGTATTCCATCGTAATTGGAGCAGGTGGGCTTGCACTGGCTGGCAAAGCAGCCTATGGAAAAGTTGGCCCCGCTGGAGGTAATACAGTTGCTTTTGGCTATACGGCAGAGGGCGGAAAATCTGCGTCCTCCAGGCTAGATGGGGGTAACGGTGGCTCTGGTGGAGGCGTAGCTGGCACCAAAGACTCTACTTCTACAGACTCCGAACCCGGCGACGGAGCCAGCGACGGGAATAACGCAATTACAATCGGTTCAAGGAATGGTGGTACCGGTCAGGGCACAACTACTCGTGAGTTCGGCGAAGCAACTGGCAAACTGTATGCCGGTGGTGGCGCAGGGTCAAGGGGTTCCAACTCTGCAACCCACGCCTCTGGCGGTGAAGGGGGAGGGGGAACACAGGGTATATCTGGCAAAGCTAACACTGGTAGCGGTGGTGGTGGTGGGACGATAGCAGTTTCAAATAATGAATATGTGTCTTACCCCGGCTCCGGTGGCTCTGGCATCGTGTGCATAAGGCTACACAAAGAAAACTAACGACATACTGAAAGGAGAACGACTATGTACAACATTATGACGAAGCTCATCAACAAGCGGTTCTACAAGACCCGTGAGGAGGCGCAGCAGAAGTGCGACGTGTTTTTCGCCGTGGGACGCATCACGGACGAGCAGTACACGGAGCTGTGTGCGCTGATCGAGAGCGTGTACGGCGAGACCGAAGCAAAGTAAGAGACAACCGCACAAACAAATACTCGCGGCAATGGGGCCGCGGTAGAAAGCCGAATGGGGCTGCGCCGGTGGAGAACACCGGCTGCAGTCCCATTTTGTTTTACACAAACAGGACAGGCGCATTGACGCCGGAAAGGAAGAACAGTATGGATTTTGCATCTTTGGGCATTGCGAGTGTGGCGGCGATCACCGTCGTGTGCTACCTCATCGGCATGGCTGTTAAGGCCAGCGGGCTGAACAACAAGTGGATCCCGGTCATCATGGGCGTGTGCGGCCTTGTGCTGGGCGTGGTGGGTATGTTTATCATCCCCGACTATCCCGCGCAGGACTACATCACCAGCGCGGCTGTGGGTATCGTCAGCGGTCTGGCGGCGACCGGCGTTAATCAGATCACGAAGCAGCTGAAGGACAAGGTGGAGGAGGCCGTATGAACGGCGCCAGTAAGGTCATCAAGATAGCCCGGGAGGAGCTGGGCTATCTTGAGAAAGCGTCCAACGCGCAGCTGGACAGCAAGACCGCCAACGCAGGGGATAAAAACTTCACGAAGTACGCACGGGACATTGACGCCATCCCCCATTTCTACAACGGGAAAAAGCAGGGATACCCGTGGTGCACCACGTTCGTGGCGTGGGTGAACGTGCAGGCGTTCGGCGTAGCAGAGGCGAAGCGGCTGCAGAACCTGCCGGACGACAGTCTGGGCGCGGGCGTGTACTACCTGAAGCGGTACTTCAAGGCGGCTGGACAGCTGGGCACTACGCCGAAGGTGGGGGCACAGGTATTCTTTGGCGATGACCACACGGGCATCGTGACGGAGATCGTGGGCAAGGGCTTCCGCACCATAGAGGGCAACACCAGCCCGCAGAGCGGCGTTGTGAGCAACGGCGGCGGCGTGTACGAGAAGGAGTACGCCAGCGTGAAGTCCTCGTACACCTTCGGCTACCCGGATTATCAGGAGAGCGACGAGGACGCGCCTGCGGAGAAGCCGAAGATCTATCTGTCCCCGGCGTACCACAAGGCCAACCAGTGCTGCTATAAACGTCCGGACGGCCAGCAGTGCTATGAAACCCTCGAGAACAACGAGTTTCTGGATTTGCTCCAGCCAATGCTTGAGCGGTGCGGCTTTGACATCATGCGCGGCCCACGCCGGACGCCCATGAGCGACGAGTACGGCCCGGACTATATGTACCGCGCCATCAAGGAGAGCAACAAGTGGGGCGCAAAGGTGCACTATGTGTCCCACACCAACGGCAGCACCAACGGCCCCACCGGGCACGGCACGGTAAAGGGATTTTTGTCCATGTACCACCCCAGCAGCGCCAACGGGAAGAAGCTGGCGGAGCTGATGGTGAAGTACCGGAAGGCTATCTACCCCCACGGATGCCGGACGGCGACGCGGAGCGACCTGCACGAGCTGGATGACACGAACGCCTACGCCGTGTACCAGGAGCACGTGTACCACGACAACCCGGAGGATGCGGCGTGGTTCCATGAGCACATGGAGGATTGCGCTGTGGCGGACTGCAAGGCGCTGTGCGAGTTCTGCGGGCTGGAATATGTGGAGCCGGAGAAGCCGCAGGAGCCGGAACAGCCGGAGACACCGGAACAGCCGACCGTGACCGAAACGTACACCGTGAAGGTGACGCGGAGCGCAGACGGGAAAAGCGGCACGTGGGAGATCGTGAAGTGACCTCGGAGCGCATAAGGCGATAGGACAAAAACGGCCGGAGGAATAAAAATAAGCCCCCTGCGGCGCACAGAGCGTCACAGGGGGCTTTCTATTTTAACAGGAGGGTAGTTTGACGGGTAAAAAAGAAACGCCGCAGAGGGCGTTTACGGGCGAAACAGAAAGATGCCTCCCGCCGGGAGTGAAGGGGGGGGTAACACTCGGCGGCGGGAGGGCTTGAAAAGTGGGAGACGCAACCTGTGTGTAAAGGGAGGGCTGCATCACATTTACTGTAGCACAAACGGGCGGGCGCGTCAATGGCAGGCGACAAATCTTTACGCATTTTGCACCCTCCCGGCCAAAATGTTGGCGTTGATGTCCGCCTGACGCTCACGGGCTTCGAGAACGAGGGCGGCGGAGCGCTTGCCGGTGCGGGAAAGCAGACGGCCTGAATAGCGCTGGGTAACGTTGGGATTGGTGTGACCCAGCTTGGACTGAAGCTCCTCCTGCTTCATACCGGCGTTGAGGTCGATGCGGGCGCCTACATGGCGCAGGTCGTGGCTGCGGATGTCGGGAACGCCGGTGACTGCCCTGACGTGGGATTCCACAAGGGTGGAGAGCCACTGGCGGGAGCCGCGCTGCCACTCGCGGTTCTCATCGCCGGTGCGGGGACCGAAGGAACCCTTTGGCGCGGTGTTGCCGAACAGGGGCGCTGTGTCGGGAAGGTCCTTCGGCCGGATGCCGCTGGCCAGATAGATACGGACGGCGGACTGGGCGATGTCGGGAAATTCGATGCGGCGGAACTTGCTGCCCTTGCCGCTCTCGACGGAGAGCTCGCCGTCCTCCCAGTGGAGATCCGCCGGGGTGAGGTCCAGAAGCTCGGCGTTGCGAAGCTCGGTGGTCAGAAGCATGATGACGATGGCGTAATTCCGGGGCCATGTTTTCGCCTTGGCGGTGGCGGGCTTGTCGTTGCGCCAAAGCTTCATCACCTGCTGGTCGGTGAGAAGCACATCATAGGGACGGCGGGCGGTCTTGCGGGTGTCGGGCGTCAGGCGGCGGGAGACAGGATTGTTGGCGTACCAGTCGCCGCACTCGGGGTCGCTGGCGTAGTCAAAAAAGGTACGCAGCCGGTTGACGTAGAGGGCGACGGTGTAGGTACTGCAGCCGCTGTCGATCAGGTTGTCGCGCCACAAAAGGATGGTGGCGTAGGATGGGTCGGCGTAGTTCTCTTTGGACTCGATGAAGAAGTTGACGAAGTTCTCCAGCGTGGCGGTGTACGCCTCGACGGTGCGGGGGGAAGCGCCGGTGGCGGCGCAGTTTTTGATGTAGGAATCTGTTGCGGCACAAAGCTTGCGCTCGGCGGCAGAGCTGCGGGGCACAGGTCATTCCTCCTTCCTGTGAGGTTCGCGGGGCTCTAAAATCTCCACGGTGTCGGGGAGCAGGAGGCGGGCGGCGGACTCGCTTTCGGCGGTGATGAGCATGGTCATAACCTCGCCGTCCCGCTTGCGGCGGACGGTGAAGGGGTATTCGCGCTTTATCACGTTGGTGACGAGCATGGGGTCATTCCTCCTTCTGCATACCGTCCACGCCAAAGGTGAAACGGACGATATTGGGGATCACATCGCTGTCGGCGACAATGAACGTGTCGCAGAATGTGAACAGGGAAGCGATAGCAGTCTTGGTTCTGTCCAGGCCGATGAACGGCGTGTGGAGCACGACGGAGACTGTGGCGGTTTCGCTTTCGGGCTTGGGATCGTTGCAGTCTACGGCGAAGTCGGGGCGCAGGGTGAGGGCCGCTTCCTTGAGGGAGATGTACTGCTTGAGTTTTTCAGGGCTGATAGACATGGTGGTGTCCTCCTTACAGAATTTTGTCATAGTATAGTCTACCGGCAAATGCGGATTTTGTGCAAGGGATTTGAAAAAATTTTCAAAATTTAGCCGCGACGGAGAGTGGGGACGATATCGGCGATGATGCCGGCGGCCTCGGATGCCTCGGCGGTGGTGTTGTACCAGTCGAAGGAGAAGCGGATGGTCTCAAGTGCCTCCTGCTCGGTAAGGCCGCTGGCCATGAGGTTGGCGGAGGCGGCGTTGTCACCGGTGGAACAGGCGCTCCCGGTGGAGACCATGACGCCACGTTCGCTGAGGGCGGCGGCGAGGGCAGCGCCGTAGACACCGGGGAAACGGATGGAGAGGATGTGGGGAGCGCAATCCTTGCTGCTTTTGCCGACGGGCAGATTGATGTCGAAATCCACACGGTGGCAACCAAAAGAAATGATAAGCTCCTGAGCGACGGCGCGGATAGCTTTCTCGTTTTCTGCCATGTGCAGGGAGCGCCAGGTGAGGGCGGCGGCCATAGAGCTGACAAGGGGGACGGAGACCGTCCCGCCGCGCATACCGCGCTCCTGTGCGCCGCCGAAGATCATGGGGGCGATGGGACAGCCGCGGCGGACGATGAGTGCACCGATGCCCTTGAGGGAGCCGAACTTGTGGCCGCCGAAGGCCATGTAGTCCGCACCCAGCGCCTTGAAGTCCACGGGGATGTGTCCTACGGCGGCGGTGGCGTCACAGAAAACAAGGCCGCCCTTTTTACAGAGACTTTCGACATCGTAGAGCTGGCCGGTTTCGTTGTTGACCAGCATTTGTGCGATGTCCAGTTTGGTGTACTTGGGGACGTTGTATTGCTCTACCGCCTCGGTGACGGCGTGATGCTCAAAGGGACTGGGTACCAGGGAACGTCGGCGTTGGTCCGCCGTGGAACAGATGCTCTTGACCGCCCAGTTGCAGGCTTCGGTGGCACCGGAGGTAAAATACACCTCGTCCGGTTCGCAGTTCAGTTTGTCGGCGATGATGGCACGGCAAGATTCCAGTTCGGCCTTAGCCTCGCGCCCAACGGCGTGGGCGCTGGAAGGGTTGCCGAAGATGGCGCACTGTGTGGCGGCACCAAATGCGCCGGGAACGGGCGGCGTGGTAGCGGCATTGTCGAAGTAGATCATGTCAGGTTTCTCCTTTTCGTAAAAAGTTTCGCAAAGTGTGTCTTTGGTTATTTGTTGTGTTTTTTCAAAGCGTGTTATGATTTTCGCCGGCTGAGTTTGCATATTTGCCGATATTCAAAACGCAACGGAAATATAGTTTACAAAACAAGCCGGAGGGCGGTGTGCCGTCCGGCTCGTAATGTGGGATATTTTGTATGGCTGCGGATGGCGCGTCAGCTGTTGACGGCATCCTTGAGCTGTTTTGCGGGCTTGAAGATGGCTACGCGCTTAGCGGGGACGGTGATGGCCTCGCCGGTAGCGGGGTTCTTGCCGGGGTGCGCGTCGCGGACCTTGCTGGTGAAGATGCCGAAGCCGGAGATATTCACGCTGTCGCCGGAGCGCATGACACCGGTAAGGGTGTTGGCAGCGGCGGCGATCACGCGCTCGACGTCGGACTTCTTCATGTCGGTCGCTGCTGCCAGAGTGGAAATAAACTCGCTCTTGGTCATGGAATGTGCCTCCTTTCTATTGTAGATTTTAGACTGAAACGTTTTATCGCCTTGCGGCTGGTGGGGGATCGGGGACTTGAACCCGGAACCGGGCCGTTATGAGCGGCCTGCTCTGCCGATTGAGCTAACCCCCCAGGGGGTTGGGCGGCGGGCTGCCCAGGCCGCGCCGCCCGGAAGGAGAAATCGCTTGGCCTGCCTGTATTCCAACAGGAGCCGGGGAAAATGAACAAAACCCGGTGCTGCTTCTTACGGCCGCAGCATTTATAAAGGAGGTCCTATCTGGACCGCGGACGCCTGTCGCGTCCGATGGAGCAGGAGGCGGGAGTCGAACCCGCATGGCTTGCCGGCGCACGGAAAAGATGACATGAACATTGGAGGTGTTGATGTGTCCGAACAACAGCAGCAGAAAGGAGATTTCTGTGTGTGCCGTGCAAGCGCCCCAATGGCGCTCCTGCGTAGAGAGTGGGGAGGACGGGCTGGGGGATGCCCGCCTCCCCGATGGGGGTGGGGCGTTCCTACATTCGAGAGCAGCGCCCAAAGCGTTCTATCGGCTATATCCACCCGACGACACCGCTGCCAGATGCGGAGGTTTCATTCCTGATGGGGGAAGTCATCCATCAGGCGGGCATGGAGCAGCGTAGCGGATTTGAACCGCCACTCCCAGCTTGGAAGGCTGGTGTGCTGACCGTTGAACACTAACGCTGCAAATTTTGCGGGGACACAGTTGGCGGGGTGCCGGTGCGGATGGCTACTGACCTACACGGCGGCCTTGTCCAAAGACAGCCGCCACCACGCCGCTTCCACATCTACAGGTTTCGCCTCGGATTTTCGCCGCACACGCCGGCACCCGAACCAACCACGGAACTTTTCAGCCCTGCGCCGGTACGTCGGTCGCATCCGTTCATCTTTACAAAGCCGGTGCCAGCCAATACATAAATTACTTCGTCCTGCCGCTTTCGTACAGCGCACAGGAAAGACCACTTCCGCAGGCTTACGCTCCGTGCGGCTGCGAGGCAAGAGGTCACGCCTATGGTGCAGACGGTTGGGCTCGAACCAACGGCATCCACTCTACGTGGCGCTCTAACCGACTGAGCTACGTCTGCATGAGGGGGGTGCTCGTCTTTCCGAGCCGCCAGATCTTTTCCGTGCCTCGCTTTTGCCAGCAGATCACAGGCGCAATTACAACATCGAGGCTTGAGGGGCTTACTTCAGGACTTCGCATCACCCATACGGCTGTTCCGCTAAAACGCTCGTCACTCGCGGTGTCCACGTAGAATTGGAGGTATCGGTGGGGATCGGACCCACGACCTGCTCATTACGAATGAGCTGCTCTGCCAGCTGAGCTACGACACCGGATCCCCACCTTGTTTACGTCCTGGTGGGCGAGCTGACGTGCGGCGAAAAGGGGCCTGCGCCACTTGTGGCCGCGTTCCTGCCAGAATTGCGCTGGGGACACCGGAAGAATGGATGTAAGACCGGTGCAGCCTTTCTTACGGAAGGGCTTATATAATTCGGGGGGTACACCGAAGCCGTCGGGAAAGGGGTCTCCCCTTCGGCAATTTTAAGTATGCGCTCCGTGTCAAGGGAACTTCTGAAAGTTTTTGAAAAAATTTTCAGGTGTTGAAGGACTCGCGGAATTTGTAGAAACCGAGGTCAAATTCGACGGTGTAGTAGCGGCCCTCCGGGTGGATGTAAACGACTGTTCCGGTGGCCTTGCGGTCTGTTGCCTCGATGCGGCGGGTGACGGTATCGCCCAGGTGGATGTTGGAGGGGGTCATGGGGAAGCCTCCTTTCTTGCTTTTCTATGATGAAGTATAGGCACCGTGTCAAGGGAAGCGGGCAAAAAAATATTCCGGTCGGTTGACCGGAAGGAAAAAGAACCACGCACGGCATCCGCCGTGCGTGGTTTGCTTTTAATCGTCGTCCACCCACATCCAGTCCCATGTGCCTGTTTCGGGGTTGTACTGGCGGACATATTTCTGCTTTTTGGGCTTTTCCTGGGTGGTGGTGTCGGAGGTATAGGTGTCGTCCTCGTATTTGTCGAGAATGTGGGAGTAATCCGGCACATCGGGAATAACGATGTCGCTGGTGTCGGGTGGCTCTGGTATCGTTGGTTCTGTAGTGGAGGTAGCAGTATAGGTCTGCTGGTATGTGGTGCTGTCGGGAGTGAATACAGCGCCGGCCTCGCCGAGAAGTTCATTGGTGGTGTTATCGTAGATTTTGATGGACGCATAGCGATAGCCGTTTGCAGGGAAGTCCTCCCAGCCGTACCACCATGTATTATCCGATGCCGCCGGATCGTAGATCGCAGTTCCCGTTTCTTCGTGGTCATCAAGGCCGCTGTATCGAGACTCAACAAATACCTCGTAGCGGAAGGTCAATGTTTTGCCGGGCTCTCCTCCGCCAAACGTCGCATGGAAGTAAATGGGGTCGCCGTCATGGAATTTTGGCTTGGAATCCCTGTCATCAGGGTCGGCGCAGGTAAGAACAACGGCCCACCATTTGTACAGACGGGAGGATAAGTCATCCGCCCCCGGATAACCGAGTTGCTGAAGTTTCTTTACGTACCGGACGGAAGTGGCATCTTTGCTATTCATGTGGGCGTTCACGTAGCTGTACATTGCTTTCTGCGCCAGTTTTCCGGAATCCCTGTACTCCCCGAGGGAGATAAAGCTTTCCGCAGCGGTTCTGTAGTCCTGCGATTCCAGCGCTCCACAAGCGGACTGATATTTGATGGCGGGACGCAGAAGGGAAAAATACAGCGTGGCGAGAAAGACAACGGCAGCGGCAACAATGATAATGGCCGTTTTGCGCTTTTTCTTGTGCTGCTGTTCCCGCTGTTCCAGCTGAAAGTCTGTATAACGCGGGTCTTTGCCGCAGGCGGGGCACTTTATGGCCTGGTCACTTACGTTGTGACCGCAGTGGGGACAGGTCTTGAGGGCCATTACTTCTACGCCTCCTTCTTTTTGTTGAGCTGTTCCAGGTTTACGCGGGCGGCGTGAACGTCAATGAGCAGTTTGGATGCGCCGTAGAGCAGGCCGCCGAAAAACAGCGCGGATACAGCGGCGGCGACCGCCAGGAAAAACAGCGTGGTGCCTGTTGTCTCAGAGGAATAGTAGGAGTAGCGAAGCTGGCTGGCCAAAATGGCGATGGCGATGACACTGATACCGCCGCAAACCCAGACGATGTATGCGAACACCTCCAGCATATTGGCGGCACCGGTTTTGTATCTAATGTCGGAGGTCTTGGGCAGTGCGGCGGCTGCGGCTTCTTCCTTGGCGGCGTTTTCACGACGTTCCTGCGCGTCCTTTTTTTGCTGGGCGGCGTAGATGGCAGATGAGGGACAGCCGCACTCCGGGCACATCCCCTTGATGCTGAGCTGTTCCTGGGTAACGGTAGCGCCGCACTCCGGGCAGGTGTAATTTGTAGTCATAGTTTTGTTCCCCTTTCGATTTTTATGTATCATTATTCCCCGTCGAAAACGGAGAAAATGGTCTGCATGATTTTGTGGATCTCCGGGTCGTCGTAGCGGTCCGGGGTGATGACGAGATCGAGAAGGCCAAGTCCGTCCAGGTCGGCGATGTCGTAGGTCTCCTGTTCGCTGTGCTGCGTCACCAGCTCCGCAAGGCGGCGGGGGAAGCCCTGGCGCTCCGCCTCGTCGATAAACTGTGCAGCGGTCATTTGCTGTTCCGGGCCGGAAAGCGATTCTGCGTCCAGCTCGTCCATGACGATGCCGGACAGCTCGGGCGATACCCCGGAAAGTCGCAGGGCGAGGTCCAGCGCCTGTACGTCGTGGGGCGTGTACGCCTGCTTCTCTGGTGATGCGGCAAAGGCACGGTCCAGGGCGGCGTTGGTGTCCTCGAAACTGTAGGGCAGGATGCTGTGGGCGGCAAAAATAAATTCCTCTCGTGTCATGGTCGGTATTGGCCTCCTCGCTGTTCTTGCCGTCAGAATAGCACATTCAGGCGGCAATAGCAAGGGCGTTCTGTGGGAAATACGACAAAACAGGAGCGCTTTTGGCGCTCCTGTTCGTATGTTACGGGTCCTGTTCGCCGGGGTCGAGGTCAAAGCCGTCATAGGGGGCGTTAAGGAAGTCGGTGCAGCATTTGAGGCATTCCTTGCTGCGGCAGGTGTCTGGATCGATGGAGTAGGGACACATGATCCACTCCGCCAACTGCTCGGCCGTCATCTCGCGGAAGTGTTCAAGATTTGTTTTGCGGTGCTGTTCCAGCTGGAAGCCCTGCTGGGATTTGGCATAGGCAGCTGCACAATCGCCGTAGGCGGGGCACTGCGGGGCGGCGCAAGGCAGCACGGCCTCCATGCCGGTCATTTTGCAGATGTGGCTCATACGTTGTGTTCCTCCTGTTCCAGCCGTGCTTTCAGTGCGGCGTTTTCAGCGAGTAGGGAATCTATGCAGACGGTCTTGCGGGCGATCTTGCGGGCGGTCTTGCGGGCGATCTTGCGGGCGAGGCCGTCAAAGGCTTGTGCAAGTGCACAAGGGGTCTCGCCGTAGCAGTTGTCGCGGCAGGTCTTTTTGTAGGGGCAGAATTTGTTTTTCATTCCTGTTCCTCCTGTTCGTCGGTGCTGTTGGCGATGTGCCTGCGGATGGGCATGATGATGGCGTCGCCGTCCGGGCTGTGGAAATAGACCAAGGACAGCTCCCCGGGGCGGCAGGCGGCGGAGATCGGCGGCGCGGCTGTTCGCTGCGGCGGTGGTCACGGCGGCGCTGTGTTCGCTGTACCAGTCGCGGATCTTCTTTTTCGCTCCCGCGATGGTGGAGACGCGGCCCAGATAGTCGCCGCGGTCGTCGCCTCCGGTGGTGGCGCTGACGATGTACTCATTTTTGCCGTAGTAGGAGCTGGGCTTGATGGTGGCGATCTCGGCGCCGTGGGCGGAAACGGCGATGTGTTCATCTCCATAACGGTTTTTCTTGGTGGCGTAGGTAAACATGGGCGGTGGCCTCCTTGTAGATTTTTGGTTTGGTGTTCAGGCGGTGAGGGCGTCGCGCTGGGCGATGAGCGCGGCCAGCTCGGCTGTGTGGATGGTGCGGCGGTGCTGTTCAATACAGTTGTTCGCCGCCTGACAGACGCGCTGTCGCTGTTCGGCGTTGAGGTACGGCGCGGCGGTGCGGAGGGCAGCAGCGGCGGAGAGGAGCTGCTGGCGCTCCTGCTCCGTGGCCGCGGTGCGGGTCTTGATCCGTGTGGGCATGGGTGACTCCTTTCTTCGTCAGGTGCGCCGCCGGGGTGCGGTGCGGTAGGCGGTGCCGTTCTTGGTCTCGCCCTGGTCGATCTTGCCGGCGTTCACAAGAGCGGTGAACATTTCGCGGATCACCTGCTCGGTGATGTCGCCGGTGCAATGGCCGTTCTGGCCGTCCAGACGTTGGACGTGGAATTTGCTGATGACCACGGGCAGGGCGTTGTAGTCGAATTTATAGAGGTTGCGCCGGGGCGTTTTGAACGCCTCCAGCAGGGCGGCGTTGATGTCGCCGCGCTTGCTGTTCAGATACTCCCGGTACTGCTGCGCCGTCCAGTTGTAGGCGGTCTCGTAGATGTCGGTGGCGTAGTGCTGGAAGGTGCAGCCGTGTTCCAGCGCGGCGGAAACGGCGGGGATCAATTCCTCGGTGACGTAGCCGCTGACCGCCTGCGGGTGGATATAAAGGGAGCTGTTCCCGTTGGCGACGGTGGCGCCGCTGCCGTTCCGGTACGGCTCTTTGATGGTCCAGCCCTCGGCGGCGAACAGGCCCAGAATGTCGCTATAGAAATTCTCGGTCTTGTCCTGGTCCATTCCCTTGCCCCATACATAACCGGAGTCCAGGCGGAAATAGACGTGCTTATAGGGGGTATCGTCGCGCTGTTCGCTGTTTTCCTGGCGGCGCTGTTCGGCGTAGGCTTCCAGCTCGTCCAGGCTGTGGCGGATGGCGGAAATGGCGTTGGTAGCGGTGTCGCTGGTGGGGTCGCCGGTGATAACGTCTTTCAAAACGGCGGCATTGGCAGCGATGGCGTCGCAGTGGGTGCGGGCGGCGGCCGCCTCCGGGATGGGATACTTGATGGTGGGCATGGTGATTTCTCCTTTCGTTGTTCAGATGATGGCGGAAACGTCAACGCCTATGAGTCGGCCTAATGCCTGAGCGGCATCCGTATAGGTGGGAAATTCTGCGTCGGTGTCGTACTTGGTGGCGGACGTCTCGAAAACCGTCTCGGCCAAAATCGCGTTGAAGTCGGGGCTGTTGATGATCTCCGCGTCCCAGTCGTACAGCTCGCACAGCAAGTCGCGCTCGTGCCCGTCTAAGTCGTTGTCGAGATAGACAAAACCGTGGGCGACGCGGAACAGGCCGGCGCCGTATTGGTTTACCTGTGCCAGCTCAAAGACGTTGTGGCCGTGTTCCGGCGCCTGGCGGCGGTATTGGGCACAGTCGGGATCGGTGCAAATCCAGTTTTTGCGTTCGGTGTTCATGCGGTTTCCTCCTTGCTGTAGTGGTTTAGTCGGGCTGTTCGGTCACGGGGTGTTCCCATGTGCTGTCGTGGTGAAAGACGAAATACAGGTGTTCGCCGTAGTTCTCGATGGTGTCCGGGGTGCGGGTCAGGCCGTGGCGGCCGGCGGTGTCGATCACGCCCTGGCGCAGGGCGCGAAGGTCGCGGTAATAGTTCTTGTTCACAACGGGGATGTCGAATTTCACCAACAGGATCACCTGCTCCATGTGGTCATAAAATCCATCGAGATCAAATTCCACCTTGACGGCGCCGGGGAGGGTCAGCAGGTCGCGCTGCAGCGCGGCGCACTGTTCAGAGATGCCGAAGCGGGCGGCGGTGGCGGCGGTGCGGTCGTTCATTTTGTTTCCTTTCTGCCCTCGTGACCTCCGGGGCGGGCTGTTCGTGGTGGGGATGTGGATTGTTTTAGTCGGGCTGTTCGGGATTTTCGCCACGCTTCCAGCGACGGAACACCGCCAGGGCGTTTGCCTCGTCGCGGCGGCTGAGCTCCTGAAGGAAAAACCGGGCCACGTCCAGCTTTTCCGCGTCGGTGGGGCTGATGGCGAAAACAGCACGTTCAATCTGTTCATCCGTCAGCATTTGCACCGATTCCAGAATGTCGGCGAAGTCCTGGCGGGCCTGTTCCTGCTCCTGCTGTGCCTGTTCAGCCTTGCGGCGCTTGTATTCTTCCAGCCAGGGCGCGGGCATGACGGAGACCACGCGCCCGCCCTCGGTGTACTGTTCCAGCAGATCGGCCACAGCGACGATGGCCGCGCCGGTCTCCTTGTCCTCGTCGGTGGGCTTGCCGTTGCCCAAATTGCCCTTGTCGCGCAGGAACGCGCCGAAGCTGCGAATGTGGGCGATGAGTCCGCCGTCGTTGTCGCCCAGGTCATAGCGGCCTTTATATGTGTCCTGCTCGCCGTTGGCGTCGGTGTAGGTGATGGAAAAGCTGGTTTTGTCATAGCCGCGTTCCTGGTCGGCGGAAATTTTTTCGTCCAGCGTCTTGAAAATGATCTCGGCGGCGGCGACGGAGAATTTCATACCATCATCAAAAGCGCCGTTTTCGCTCCATTCTACGGTGACGACCGGGGTGCCGTCCTTGATGGGGTGTGCGGCGGCGGTCTGTTCGATGAAAGCGCGGTTTTCGTTGCGGGTGCGGATGTCCTTTTCCCGGCGTTCCAGCTGTTCGGCGTGTTCACGCGCCAGCCGCGCCGACTCGGCGGCGGTGTTCATCTCGTGGACGGCTTCCACATCGGCGGCGGTGGGGTGGCCTTTGGGCAGGGTGGCCAGCTCGGCGGCGTTGCGGTCAAGCTGTGCCTGCCGCCGGTCGATCTCGGCGCGGATGTCCTCCGGCTTGCGCCAGTGGTAGCGGCCCGGCTGCTGGGCGTCCTGGGCATCCTGTTCCAGCTTGGCGATATACTCAGGCTCGCCGCGCATGGCAGATTTGAGCGCGGCGGCGCGGGCGTACTTATAGAGGGGGTGCGCCGGGGTCAAGGTGGCGCTGTCGCTGTCGAAATAGTCGGTGTAAAGGTCGGTTTCGTTCTTTACGGTGAACAGGTCGCGGGGGAGGTGGTCATAATCGCGGGCGCTGATGGTCACGCTGTCGCTGCGGCTGTCGGTGAAGTAGTAACAGCGGATCAGCTTTCCGCCGTTTACCTTGATTCCGTTCCAGAAAAAGCGGATGGATTCTGTTTTGTTGGTGTTCATTTTGTGTTCCTCCTGTTGTGTAGTCTGTTCCCCGTGTCAAGGGAACGAATTTACTTTTCTCGATGGGGTGGAGCTGGTGCGCCCAACTCCCCAGAGGCGGCGCGGCGTCTGTTCAGCGTTTGCGGGGCTGGTCGATCCGGTCCAGAAGGCGAACAAAAAGCGCCGCCAGGGTGGCGGCGCCGGTGGCGGTGACGATATAGGAAAAGACGGTCATTTTTAGCGCTCCTTTCGCTTGATGCTGTCTGTGATGTTGTCCCAGTAGAATTTATAACCGGTGCCGAGCTGCTCAAAAATTACGGACTGGGCAAAGGTGTAAAACGGGCTGAACACCTCGCCGCGGCTGGTGTATGGGCTGCGCTCTGTGTTCCAGTCGATGCCCAGCCGCCCGGATTCCCGGCGGACGGTGAACACGTCGCCGAAATGGCGCGTTACGATCTCGCGCCCGCTGGTGTCGTACAGGTGGACGCGCACGCGGTCGCCCTCGACCAGACCGGCGGGGCGATACCCGGCGATCCGGTACGTTGACGGGATGGCGAAGAACATATTTTTATGTTTCTCGCTGTAGCTGGCGCGGAACAGGTCGCCGGAGGTGGCAACGGCGATATAGTCGCCGCCGGTGTGAATGTCCTCGAATTGCAAAAGCTGCATTTTGTTCTCCTTTCCGCCCAATTTCGGGCATGAAAAAAGCGCTCCCGGAAAATCTCCGGGGGCGCTGTTCGTGTTTTGCCCCGCATTTTTCCGGGGCTGCTGTTCAGGTGGTGGGGGTGGCCTGCTCCGACTGTTCCGCCGGGGCGGCCTGTTCCGCGGTCATCGTCTGGCCGTCCGGCAGGTGGAAAGACACCGAAAAGCCACAGCCCAGGGCGGCGGCGATGGCAGCCAGGGATGAAACATACCAGTTGTCATTGTTGATTTTTTGGTTGATGTTCTGCGGGGTGGTGCCCATGCGCCGCGCTAATTCGCTTCCGCTAATATTGTACTCCAGCAGGAGACGCCGCACGAGTTTAGAAACCTGCATTTTGTATCACCTCTTTCCGGGCGGCCTGCTTATAGTCTACCGTCAAAGCCGCTTTTTGTGCATAGCTTACAACGATTTGTTTAATTTGTCAAGTTACACATTTCCAATTGAAATAATTTGTTGAAAGTGACAGTTGCGAATTGAAAGTAATTCCTTTATAATATCAAGTAGAAACATTCAATAAATATTTTTTTGGAGGTACAGACGATGACAAAAGTTGAACTTGAAGCCCTGTTAGAGATCGAGAAGATCGATGACGAAGTAGCGCGGACTACAATTAGAAACTGGTTTGTCCATGACGCGAATTTCCGCACCGGCTATTTGAACTGTGGCGCGATGATGCGGAACGCCGCCGACTGCGAGAAAGAGCGCCAGCGCCGCCAGGAGGCCGAAGCCCAGCGCGACAAGGCAAGATCCGCTCTTGACAAGGCGCGGAAGCTGAACAAGGCCAACAGCAAGGGTAGGAGCGCGGCGGAGGCCGTCCGGGACGATTGCCGCCAGCAGTTGGAGTCGGAGAGGGCGAAACGGAAAGCGCTTGAAGCCGAAGTAAACCGGCTGAAAGCCCAGCTTTTCGACCTGATGGAGGAGCAGCAGGGCCGGACAGCGTGAGGGGGTGAGAAAATGAAAGTAACTTACATTGAGCGCCGTTTTCTTGACAAATACCGCTGCATTGACACGGAACGGACCTTTAACGCGCTTTCTTCTTTCCAGCAAGGCGGCCTTACATACTTCAAAACTGACCGCTTCAACGTCCGCGTAATTGAAACGCAATCCATTAAATCTATACAGGAGGGCTAAACCATGAACGAGAACACCAAGACCGCCCGCGCCGAGTGGGAGAGCATGAGCGGGGAGCAACAGTATAACGCGCTTGTGGCGATGGCCTGGACCGTGCGCCGGAAGGCAGAGGCCCGCAACCAGACCGGCGCCGCGTGGATCGAGACCGAGGACGACGCGCAGACCGTAGCCGCCGACGCCTGGACTCGGATGGGCGCCGCGCTGGATCGTAACGAGGCCCAGGACGCGCCCGCGCCGCTGGCGGTGATCCTGTACCGGGCAGCAGCCCAGGCCGCGCACAGCATAAGCAGAGCCGAGCAGAGACACGCCCGCGCCATATCCGCCACCATTGACGACGACGGCGCCGAGCGCTGGCAGATCGACACCGAGGCCGGGACGGACTGCGACGCGATAGCACCAAGCCCGGAGGCCGCCGCGATCCTGCGGGAGAGCGTGGAGAGCGTCGCCCGGGATCAGGTGGACCGCGTAGCGCTGACCATGACCGCCCGCGGGTACACTACGGCAGAGATAGCCGCCGCGCTGATGGTTGACCGGTCCACCATTTCCCGCCGCCTGTACGCCATGCGCGACCGCTACCACGCGCAGCAGGGAGAGGAGGCGGAAGCATGAGCAGGACGGAGCAGAAGCAGGAGGCAGGGCGCTTTTTGGAGTTCCGCGACCTGGAAGAGCTGGCCGAGTATATCGGCCTATACTACCCGGAGGAAATCCACGTTTTCGCCGCCGTGGAACACTGGTACACCGAGGACGACCAAGGGGAAAGCCACCTTGACCGGGACGAGCTAAACGACTTTTTAAGGCGATACGGCGCGGGCATCGTATGCCAAAGCCTGGCCGGCGGTATCTGCTGCGAGATCATAGAGGACTAACCACGGACGCGCCCAGCAGGGCGCAGGAAGGAAACAAGACACCATGATGACCAACAACACCACCAGCCCGGGAACCCTGTACAACATCGCCCCAGAGGGCAAAGCGCAGCTATACACCGCCGCGGAGATCAGAGCCGCAGCAGCGGACGGCCTGCAAATCGGGCTTGACGTGGGCCGCCGCTGGCCCCGCGTCCCGTGCCGCCTGGCCGCTACTGTGCGCGGATGGGTAACGGCAGCAGGGGAACACGGCGCAATATATCAGGCGTGGGCCGGGGACTTCCACGGAAGCCCCAGCCCCGCCGAGATCGTCACCGCCTGAACCAGAACAGACAACCGAAGAAAGCCAAACCAGCACCGCCAGGACGGAACCAAAACCGCCCCAGCGGTGCTAATTTTATGCCCGTGTAGATTTTTGACAATGCCACCGCAAATATAGAAATCGAACAGAAACGCCCCGCCACGCTTTCCGGGAGTTGAGGGAATGCCCCGAACCGACCCCCAGAGAAAAACGCCGCCAGCAGCCCCGCAGAGGGCAAAGAAGCGGGAAAGAGCAGCGGCAGCCCCTCACGTGTGCGCGCGCGTTAATTCCGGGCGCGGTTGAAAACAGTATAAAACAGTATCATATACAACCACCCCCAGCAGAGCAGAAACGAGCACCAAAAACCCCAGCGGGACACCCGAAGCAGGAGAACACCAGAGCAGAACGGAGACCACCAGCGGGAGGCACTGACCGGAAGAAAAGAGCAGCGGCGAGGGGAGGGAAGGAGAGTCGCCCGGCGGCCTATGTTCCGGGCCGAACGGCGGACAGACGGCGACCGGCAGCGGCGGCGGGTGCCCCGGCTCCATGCCCTGACCATCCGGCAGGCGGCAGCCACCACCGACAAAACAGCCAAAACCGGCGGAAATCGTCAAATCAGAGGCCGAAAGCGGACGAAATGAAAGAGAACTTGCAAAAATCGGAACATTTGTTTACATATTAGGACAATATGGAAAGGAAAGCACCCAGGCGGCGGGCGTTTTTCCTGCAAAATCCGGCGGAAATGGACGGTCCCGGCACCCGCTGACCACCACCGGCACCACCTGAACACCCCCAGGACGGCAACCCGGGGGAGGTTTACAAACCGGAAGGGCAAAGCCTTTTCGCCCTGCTACGCAACTCTCCTCCCCGCCTCCATGTTCCCCACTCCGGCACACCAATCCGCGTTTCTCAAGCAAGTTACCGGCAAGTTAGTGGTAGGGGGGGTAGTTTTGAAACCGGGTCGAAAAAACGAAACGGTCAAAAGGCCGAGGCCGAAAAATAAAAATTTCGGCGGGCGCAAGCGCCATATATGTGAGGGGAAGGTACGGCCTTTGTGCGGCGGTGGTGCGATGGTGGCGGCATGGTGTTGACACGGATGTTATATGGGGGTGAAAAAGTTTTTATGCTTCCCTTGACACGGCGATTAGACTACCGGTTGCCAAAGGGCCGGGAGCAAGTGGCCGGCAAGTTAGATTGAGGGAGTGCTTTGGATATGGTGGTAGACATTTTCGGGACTGATAAGAAGTATAGCGTGATTTACGCGGATCCTCCGTGGACGTTTAAGACGTACAGTGCAAAGGGCAAGGAGAAGAAGTCTGCGGAAGCACATTATCGCTGCATGAAGAAAGAGGACATACAGGCGCTGCCGGTGCAGGGCATAGCGGCGGAGGACTGTGTACTGTTTCTGTGGGTGACTATGCCTTGTTTGGAGGAAGGCTTGGAGCTGATCCGTAAGTGGGGCTTTACCTACAAGACCTGCGCGTTTACATGGGTAAAGCAGAACAGGAAGTCGGACGGGCTGTTTTGGGGTCTGGGTTTCTGGACCCGGGCCAACGCGGAGATGTGTCTGCTGGCGACAAGAGGCAAGCCGAAGCGCGTGAGCAAGGGCGTACACAGTGTTGTGCTGAGCCACGTGCGGGAGCACAGCAGGAAGCCGGATGAGGTGAGAGACCGGATCGTGGAACTGATGGGAGATATACCCCGCATCGAACTGTTTGCCAGACAGCAAGTGGACGGCTGGGACTGCTGGGGTGACGAGATATAAGGAGGGATGAAAATGAGAAAAGAAATTAGCTTTGATGAGTTGAAAGAACTACTGTTGTACCGGAAGATCGTGGCGTGGGACGCGGAGCATATCGAACTGGATACCGGGTTGAAACTGCGGGTTGAGATGACGGACTGGGACTGCTGCGCAAGGGTCGAATCGAAGTTCTCGGAGGTAAAACTGGACGCCGCGATTACTGCGGTATCGGACATAGAATATGAACCGTGGGAAGATTATGACACCTATGGATGCAAGGCGCGAGTGACGATTATGCACAACCGCAATGCTATTTGTATGATCGAGTCCAACGCTGATGGGGGCAATGGGGGATACTACTTCTCCATCGCGTCTTTTATCGTTACTCTGCCCGTGAACGCAGCAGAGGCGGAATGTGAGTTCGTTAGGAGCTACCACGGCAGGGAGGATGTGTAACCGTGACTATGCGGAGGATGGGAGATGTGGCGACGGACGTCCTGCTGGACGAAGTGCTGGGCGGCAGGGTGGATGAAATGCTGCTGGACAGGGACGCGAACCTTGGCGCCCTGCTTCGGCTGCGTCGGCACTTCCCGAAAGCGGCGCTGAAATTGACAGACGATCAGTGGATGTACCTGAGCGAGATGTACGATGGCGGCATGAGCGTGACGGAGATCGCAGCGGTGCACGACGTAAATAAGAGCACGGTCAGCCGGAGCGTGAACCGTGCGAAAAAGACTTTGCAGGACTATCTACAGTTTTGCCTGTGATGGGAATGGGGACGAGATACATGGGACGGATAAACCAGCCGCTGACGAATGAAGCGGCGAAGAAATTGATGGCGCTGGACGTGCAAGACAAGGAGATACTGACCTACGAAAAGCTGGACGAGTGGTACACCGCATGGGGCGGACAGTGCTACGTCAGCTTCTCCGGCGGCAAGGACAGCACGGTGCTGGCGTATCTGGCGGCTCGGTACCTGTCAAGCTTCAGGACACCGCCCTGGGAGCTAAATCTGGTGTTTGTGAACACAGGGTTGGAATACCCTGAAATTCAGAAGTTCGTGAATGAGTACGCCGCGTGGCTGCGGAAGGAGTTTCCCCGCGTGACTGTCAACCTCCACCGCCTGCGCCCGAAGATGAACATCCGGCAGGTGGTGACGAAGTACGGGTACAGCATTATCGGTAAAGACGTAGCGCACCGGATAGAAACCGCGCGGCGTTCACCAGATAGCCGAAGTATGAAGCTATTGCGTGGGGAAGTCTTACGCGCCGATGGGGAAAAGAGTATGTACAACTGCGAAAAGTGGGGGTATTTACTTACGGCGCCGTTTCTTATCTCCGACAGGTGCTGTGGAATTATGAAAAAGTCCCCGTCAAAGAGCTATGAGCACCGAGCGAATGTCAAACCCACGACGGCAACAATGGCAGAGGAAAGTCTGCTGCGTATGCAAAAATGGCGCGAAACGGGCTGCAACGCTTTTGAGGGAAGGCGTCCCTTATCTAAGCCCATGAGTTTCTGGATGGAGCAGGATGTGCTGCGCTTCATCATAGACCGCCAGCTTCCCTACGCCAGCGTGTACGGCGACATCGTGGCCAGCGACGGCGAGAACGACTACGATGCGACGCTGGTGGACTGCCCGCTGCACTGCACGGGCTGCCAACGCACGGGCTGTATGTTCTGCGGTTTCGGGGCGCATCTTGAAAAAGGCATCAACCGATTTCAGCGCATGAAACTGACGCACCCGAAGCACTACCAGTTCTGCATCGGCGGCGGCGCATTTGACACGGACGGGCTGTGGAAGCCAACAAAGGACGGCCTCGGTTATGCGCGGGTGCTGGACTACATCGGAGTGAGGTATTGAGATGAGCACTGGATATGCGGAGAAGAGTGCGCTTTTCAATGAAGTTCAAAAGGCTCTGAAAGCCCTCAATCTGAGGGCGAAGCAGTACGGCGTTGACGAGGTTTATAACTGGTGCAAGTTCGTTCTGGGCGCGAAGCCGGGGAGCTTTACCGAGGGGCAGCAGATCGCGGCGGCGTTCTTCATGCAGACCGTACACAAGTTCCTTGATGGCCTTGCAGATGTGCGCGATATAGGCGTGGCAGAACCCCGGCCGACATTTATGGAGTTCAAGCCGAAGGTGACATACCGCCTTGACGAACAGATCTGGTGGAAGTTGCTTCAGGCGCGAGCGCTTGGAGGTGAGATGATATGTCATCTATAAACCGTAGGCTGACCGAGAACCTGAGAGATTATTACACAACCGGCATGGGCGGTATGAGCCGCCTGATTTTTACTGAGGCGTGGCACTTGCACACCAAGCGGTTATACGGCTGGGAACCGGCGGCGTATATTCCTGCACCGCGAGATGGTGATGTCGCCGTTATATGGAACCGGAGAATGTGTCATTTGCTTGCGCTGCAAAGCCACAACGAAGGAAATCCTTACGGGTATATCTTCTGGAAATGGTATGCGAGAGAATTTGAAAAGAGCTACAAGATGCGCGTGAGCAACAGGCCAAAGCGCATGATGACCTTTGCGCCGGAGATAAAGTTCCGCGGGGAACCGCTGGATATGAGGATGGCAAGGATGATGGAGGACTGGACATGATTTTTGAAGCAGAAGCGCAGCCGATCAGGGCGGGCACAGGAACGCCGGTCGCGCGGGTGCTGGTAGGCGGCGGGGTGTATAACCCGTTGGCGAAGCCGGAGAGTGGAATGAAAGGAGAACGGGCATGAGAGTGAAAATGGACTACAACAACTTGGTCGAGGAGATCGACAGGACGGTGAGTGCAAGCAGGAGCCGGGCGGCAAGAGAAAACGCCTTTGGAATAGGGATCGGGCTTACGCTGCTGAACGGCTATCTCACAGAAATTGCGAAGCGTGCCGTAGAGCTGAACGACGACAAACTGATCGACCTGTGCGTTGACATGGGGATATTGAAGCGGGAGGAAGAGAAATGAGCAAGGCCGTGATGATAAGCATTCGCCCGAAGTGGTGCGAGAAGATTGCCAGAGGCGAAAAGACCATCGAGGTCAGAAAGACCCGCCCCAAAAAGCTGAAAAATCCGTTCAAGTGCTATATCTATTGCACGCAAGGCAGAGACGCACGCAGGCTGCGCGTGTCGTGGGGCAAGGTCATCGGCGAGTTTACCTGCGATGGGTTTTGGATAGGCTCACCGCGGAATACCAACCCGATTTTTTGCATGGCTGCCTGTATGGATGGATTTGACACGGAAAAGTATGCTAAAGACAAGATACTTTACGGCTGGCATATCTCCGGCCTGAAAATCTACGATACGCCGAAGGAGTTGAGCAAGTTCAAGGGGCTATGTAAATTCGAGTCGGATTGCTGTGACTGTCCTCATTACAACTACAGCAAAATGGACTGTGACGGCCGGACGATCAAGCGCCCGCCCCAAAGCTGGTGCTATGTGGAGGAGCAGAAATGAATGAACGACTGACGAAGCGCGACACCGATGGACAGGCAATGATGGACTGCCAGAAGTGCAAAGCGGATTGGACGGGAAAGCATGGTAAGCCGATGGCTGACTGTACCGCGCTGTACTGCCGCAATCGTTTGTTAGACCGGCTGGCGGAATATGAGGACACGGGGCTGACGCCGGAGGAAGTGTCTGCGCTGGTTAAAGACTGGAGCGACCGTTGCACGATCATCGGAGAGTGCGGCGGCATCGACCGCCTGCGCGAGCTGGACGAGGCCGACAAGAACGGGCGTGTGGTGGTGCTGCCGTGCAAGATAGGCGATGTCTTATACCGCGCATCCCCTTCGGGAGTGGTGGTGCATCGCGTGGCGAATATGGTGTACAGGGAGCTTACCAGCCGATGGTATATAGACACAATTCCAAATCTTCCGTATGCTTCGGAAGAATTGGGCAAAACCACATTCCTCACCCGCGAGGAGGCGGAGAAAGCGCTGAAGGAGGTCAGGCAGAAATGATATACACCTTTCATGTGGGAGATTATGTGAGGTTGGAACGTGCCGATGGCACATCATCCAAAACGCTTACCGGATATGTGTCGTCTCACCAGCGATTAGTGTCCGGGCACAGTTTCATTTTCAAGTGGGACGATGGGACGCAGACTGGCTGGAGTGGCAATATAGAGGATCTGCCGCAGAATTTTACTCGCATTGGCAAGTACGATTTTGCGTGGCTAAGAGCGGTCAGGGATTGCGGATATGCAGAAAAGGATGAGCTCGACAAGATGAGCTCCACGAAACTGATGATGGTGCCGGGTAGCCTGCACGAAGGCGACTTTGTTGAAACCGTGGATGGTCGGGTGGGGTACATCAAGAGCATCTGCCGGTGTGAGCAATGCCGGGAGCGTGGGTTCTATGAGCCGATCGTACATTTTACGGACGGTGAGGAGGACTGCATCACCAAGTACGAGGCGGAAAACGGGTTCAAGGGCTATAAGCGCATCGGGCGGTGGGAGAACGCAAGCGAAGTACAAGAAACACAAAAGGTGAAAGAGATCGAGCTCCTGCCCGAAACCTGGATGGACACTCCCGAAAAGCTCAAGATCAATGAGCTTGTATGCGCTGTAAATGAACTGCGAAAGGAGAAACAGAAATGACGGAACGAAAGGTGCTGATCGTCCGCGTGAAGGGCGGTATGCAGATAGCGCAGGGCGTAACCAACCATATCATAGAGGGGCTGGTGCGTGGCGTGCTGGTGCTGCCGGAGGAGGTCACGTCCTACGCGGTCGAGGAGTTCCCTGCGCTGGGCGTGGAGAATGAGGACACCATCTATACGGTCGTACCGGAGGGCGTACCGGCGATAAAAATACTCAACAAGGACGATATACTTCCCGTTGGCGCGTTTGTGCAGGTACAGGAGGAAAGCGAACAGCGCGATGGCAACGAATCCCAGCCACACCCAGCACCGCAGCCGACCGAACCCGCCACGCCGTTTAAGCCAAAGGGCACGATGGCGGAGATCAAGCGAGAGGTTTTTATACGGCTGCAAGCCTACCAGCAGAAAACAAAATTGGGCTGGGCACAGAGAGTGTCCGACGCTACCGGCGGCAAGGTAGCCCCTGACGTGGTGCGGCTTGGCCTGCTGGAGGCGCGGGACATCGGTGTTGACCGCTGGAAACTCATCGGAAAGGCGCTGGACAAACTGGAGGAGGAAATGGAGAAATGAAAATCTACATAGCTGGAAGGATCACGGGAAACCCGAACTATAAGGCACAGTTCAAGGCTACGGCGGCTATGCTTCAGGAAAATGGGCACACCGTCCTGAACCCGGCAGAGCTTCCGGAGGGTATGAAGCCGGCCGACTATATGCGTATATGCTTTGCCATGCTGGAGAGCGCGGACGTGGTGCTTTTTCAGAGCGGATGGGCGGCAAGCAGGGGCGTACGGCTGGAGTACGATTACGCACGGTACATCGGGAAGAACATTGTCGCCACAGATAGTAGTGCTCGTAATATCCCCGAAGATGTGCTCCGCGCGGTCGTCAGCATGGAACACTGGATGCGCAACAAAGAGAGCGCACATGGATAAGGCCATCTGGACGGTTTGCACTGCCAAACTGTGCCCCAAGTGCATCAAGGAGATGGAGGCGGAGTACATCGTGTACCTGACACACGAGCAGCAGAGAAACCGCATGAAGGACATAGCCATACACGGATACTGCGACCGCTGCCACGAGGAAAGCTTTATGCTGCGGGTGCGGCAGTACACCATGAATGGCAGGACACTGCGGGCGAAGGGGCTGGATAAAAAGTGGAGGGAGTATTTGGGATGATAAAGAACAGCGGAACAGGCGGAGCAGGTGGAGTTGGTCCGGCATACATCGCTAATGGTGGTGCCGGCTGCGAGCCTGGATCCGGTGTATGTACGCCCGGTTCAGGAGGCTCCGGTGGAAATGGACGATTTATCTGGTGCCGCACAGAGGACGACCGTATGGTGTTTTGGCAGAGAGTTGCGGAGGGCATAATCAAAGCAAAGATTGAAAGGCATACTCCACAGGCGTGTTGCCTAAAGCATAATCTGAGACTTATTCAAGACCACGGAACGGAGATCTACCACAAGTGTTATGTGTGCGGTAGAGACTGGACGGAGCCTGTGTTTAAGGATGGAATGACCTTCGATGAGTATATCAACTCCCCGGCGTCAAAAACGCTGGGGACAAGAATCGTGACTATGTGAGGAGAAAAGCATAATGGGAACTGGTTTGGGAATCCTTGTCGGTATCGTTTTGGCTTGCGGATTTGCCGCATTTCTTGCCCTTATTTCAAAAGACAATGGGAGAGGCTATCAGCCCAACAAGCCCTTGGACGGTCCTCCCCCCAACAAGGGGAACTGCATACAAAAACTACCTGATGACAAGAAGCGACATAAGGCGGCGCTGATGATACAGACCGGAGATTTCCGCAAACCGGAACGAGTTATCGGCCTCGTCTATGGGGAGGACGCAGCTATGTGGCACGCCCATATCTTCAAGACCTGCTGTGGCGCGGAATATTTCACTGACACCGGGGAACTCGCTGGTGTTGTTATTCTGCCGAAGGAGGACGAGCAGTGAACCAGTACAACAGAAAACCCAGCGGGAAACTGGAGGTATGTCCCCACTGCGGAAGAGACAGCGGGGAGCGCAAAATCGGTATTTATGTGCCGGAACGGTACTATGTGCGCTGCGCGAGCTGTGGGTTCACCTTGTCTGGGTGGAGCCAGAGTGCCGCTACGGCAAGCTGGAACAGACTGAGTAAGAAGGTGAGGGCATGAAAAGCAAATGCTGTGTTGGCTGCAAATGGCACGAGGAATGGACGTGGGCGTGCTTCAACGGGGACAGCCCGTATTGCGCCGATTTTGTAAACTGCGGGTGTCCGCTATACGAGGAGAAGGAAACCAATGACAAGAAGGGAACAGATAGTCTATAAAACAATGAGCGAGAACATTGCCCGTGCTGGGGAGTTCGGATTATGCCCCGGACCGTTCGTGGCCATGCGTGCAGAGTACCGGCGCGTTGTGCGTCGGGAGCAGACGCACTTCCTGTTGGAGTTCATGCTGCTGGCGCTGTTGATTTTTGCGCTGATCGCCCCGTGGAGAGCCAGCGCGGACACGCCGCACACCGTCCTACGGGTGGAGTGGGGCGAAGATGTTGACAGCCATGATACAATCGTAGAAGAGGATCCCGATGAGTCGGAACGCATACTGGAAGCCGTCAAGGCCAAAAGCAACGTGTTGGAGGACTGCATCGTCACCGGCTACTGCGCCGACTGCGTTGAGAAGTACGCACACATGAACCAGGACGAGTTCGGCCGTGTGTTGACCGCCAGCGGCCAGTGGGTGTACCCAGGCTCCTGTGTGGCGACCGACCCGGACGTGATACCGACCGGCAGCACAGTCATCATCGGAGACAAGACATACATCGCCCTGGACGTGGGCGTAATAGGAAAACACGTTGACATACTGATGACCCATGAGGAGGCCGCCGTGGCGGGAGCCAGAAGAGAAACGGTGTGGTGGTGTGATGAGTGAAACCCTATATATTATATAATGTATTTTTACATTATTCGACAAGTGGCGTGATATGCTGAGATGATTTGTAAGTATGCAATTTTACACACGAAAATGCACACGGATTTCAAAAGTGCTGTGGCACAGCGGGCTTATAAGGAAAAGTGAGCGTTCGAATCCTTCTCCCGCTGCCATGGCGAGTGTTCTTACAGCATTTGAAAAGCTGTAAGAACACTCGCTTT